ATGGACATTTTTTACAATTACCTTCACATTCCTCTGCATAAAAATCTTGGTCTGCCAAATATCCACCTATATCTTCTTCATCCATTCCGTAACCCATCTTTAGCCCTCCTTATCCTCACTTTCTTGTGGTTCAATCATCTTTGCGCCGCAGTGATAGCAAAAGTCAGTTCCGAATAGTTGATACTTTCCACAACTACTACAAGTAAATCTCACTTCACCCTCTAGGTCATTAAACTCTTCTATCCAATGCCCCGTCTTTGGCTCTTGTGGTGTTACTGAGGGCAATCTTGCAATTCGTTCTCTTAGTGCTGAACCTAGAACAACATCACCATTATTGTCGGTAGAATAGAATATCTGATTGATTACTGCTTTTCTACTTACTGCATCCTCGCAAGGCTCTTGCTCTTCAATCTCCACCACATCAGCAAGTAAGTCATAATAAACTGTTGGCGATATGCGCAATTTATATTTATCTGTGATGATTTCGCTTATCTTCATTCCTTATCCCTCGCTTTCTATCTATCTTCCCATAAGCTATCCAATACCCTCCTATGCCCGTCCACTGCTTATGAGTGCATTTATATAATTTCATGTCAAGCCATACGAGGATTGATATTAGTTTTTCCATTTACCCCTCACTTTCTGCTATTGTAACCACGATAATACCCAAGCCAGTAAATTCCGTAGATAAATATAAATAGTGCTATGTATTTCATTCCCTATCACTCACTTTCTGTCTTGTACTTGTCGATAACCTCCAATATTCCGTATAGTGTCATTCCTAATTCACGATTATTTACTCCGTGTACTATCGGATATGCGTTTTGTTCTATCTCGGCTCTTATCTTGTCAAGCATTTCACGCTCAATATATTTCTGCTTGATTACCGAATAGAGGTCTATTTCTATCATAGGCTTGAATGGCTCTTGCTCTAGCATCTTTACAATTGCTTTGAATATATCCTCGTTTTCGGGCTCCAGCTGAGCTTTCATATCACAAAAATCTTTGATTTCTTCTCTTGTCATTCTTTACCTCTCCGATATTCGCTAAAATCTATTTTTTGTCCGCATTTTGAGCAATAATTCCATTCTTCGGATATGTAAAACCTATCCTCTCTGTTCGGAAGATTGTCTCCGTCATAAAACGACGTAAGATGTTTTCCGCAAACAGGACAATATAAAGAGTTTAAATATCCTAGACGTGGTCTGCCTGTCACAGTTGGCAACTTTCCTTTTTCTAGTTTAGGTTTAAGTGCTTGCATTATCTTCACCTCTCTTATATGGTGCGTTCCACCAATCCGTACTGAATCTCATTGACCCGTAATAAGTGAAACCTTGACTGTGCCCTATATTCAATAAATCAGGGAACATCGTCTTAATCACATCCCCATTAGTTGCATTGTCGGGGAGCGCTATGCCATTCTTGATTGCATTCCTTAATTTACGCTTTGACTCATTCGACAGGAAGCCGTTAAGGATTTCACGAAAATTCTTATCGGGTATGTACATTGCTAATTTCATTTATTCCCTCCTTATATGGTTCGGGTAACTCGCGCCATGCTATAACGTAATCATCAACAATTCCTGCTCCAAGTCGCCAATGCCCTTCGCCATATTTGTATGAACGAACATCATACAGATTACCAAATCGAACCGTACATTGATATTCAGAATAATCTTCGGTGATAGGGTTTATCTTTTCTTCGGGCAATCTCTCACTAACAGGAATCCATCTTGACTCTTGCTTCATTTCCTCAATAGTATCTCTAATGACTTTGCTCCATCTGTGGCAACAATGCTTTTCTTGGTCGTGCTCTCTACAATCTGTACACCACTTAAAGTCTTGAGGCTCTTGTGGTGTTACTGAGGGCATACCCTTTACACAATTAACCATATCTTCATACTTAACATAAGGCACAAAATCTTTATCATCTTTATCTAATCGCTCTAGTCCATATCGTGCGGTATAGCCGAACTTATCCCAAGTATCCATAGCTTTGAGCAATTCTGTTCTTGATATACAATCAACTCCTAAATCATTCATAGTAGTTGGCTTTTGGACTACGTAATTTCCGCAGTTATTTGGTTCTAACTGTGGTGGCATATAAAAAGCACATTTCGTCCTAACAATGCCAGATTGAAATTCACATCCGATATTTGTACAGGAATCGCATAAGTTACTAAATGTCATTTCCATCTTCTGCCTCACTTTCTGCCTTATATTTGTCAATTATCTGCAATACATCGTTTATATCTCCTTTTATGTTAAAGTGACCGTTATATTTGCATATATCGCAATCCCAATACTTTTCGATTATCTCGGCTCTTATCTTGTCAAGCACATTGGTCTTTGGCTCTTGCTCTAGTAACTTTATTATATAGTTAAAAATATCCTCGTTTTCTGGCTCTAACTGTGATTTCATTTCACAAAAATCAATGATTTCTTCTCTTGTCATTTATTCCTCACTTTCCTGGGGCTCAACCAACTCCCATTCATCACCTTTTGCTCTGACAATGCCCAACTTTGCCAATTTCCGACAAGCAATTTCTGCAAAAGCATCTTTATTGTATTCCCACATATCGTCAAATATTTCTGTTGCTACCCATTTTGCAAATTGCTCTGTCTTTGTATCTTGCTCTAATGCTTTGATGTTTTTATTGAGCCACTTTATATCATTCTGTGTTAAATAAGATACTGCATCTTCTCCATTATCTAATTCAGATAACAGGCATCTAATCTCGTTAATAATCTCTTCGTTTGTCATTACTTATCCTCGCTCTATTCGCCCAAAATATATTGCCCAATCGCTTGTGAGCAAAGGCAAACATTTTCAGCAATTCCTCTGCATCATCTGTAACCATCATACGATTGATATTGCCTTGTAACATATCGCACTCAATCAGTAAATCCTTATGTTCTTTATCAGCATCCTCTTGCAACTTCTTTAAATTTTCAATCGGTCTTTTCATCTACATTCTCCTTTCTGATAATTGCCGAAATAATTGCAATTTACCAACTCCATGGCAAATTACACACTGTCTTGAAGTACCTAACAGGAAATTAAATTCCTTACCAGTGCCACAACAGTTAGGGCAATCCACTATACCTCTTCCATATTATACTTCCTCTTCTTTTATTATAGAACTTTTGATAATCCACCCGCACCACTCTACCTTAGCTAATCGCTTTTTTGCTTCTTTTGCTAAAGTATCAATCTCTGCTAAATCTGCTTCCGTTAAAGACATATGAATAACTGAACCACATTCTGGACCTAAACCTACATACTGTGATATCTTGTTAGTTAGTTGCTTTCCACATTTCATGCAAGTACACATTTGCTCTGCGTACATATCACCATGCAACTTCATGTAATACATTCCTCTAGTCTGCTTCTCTATAGTGCCAGTCATTATACGAAGTGGCATTGGGTTATTATTGTTCCATTTTGCCATGAAATCAAATTCTGGGCTTGCCTTCTGGGTCATATACTTTTTAACTTTGATGCGCACTTCCTTTTTCACCTCTGATTCAACGCTACCATCCGGTTTTTTGGGAGTTTTAATCTTTGGAAGTAATTTTATACGAAATTGCATTCCTCCCTCTAAATTAACGTTGGTAAATGCGTCATCTATAGTCTTATATTCTGTTCCGTTAATCTCTACCGGACCCTTCCAGTCTTTAAACATCGTTAACATTCTTATACCCTCATCAATCTATAATACTCAAGTTTCATTTCATAACATCTTACCATGTCCCAGAATGCCAATTCTGCTTCACGCCTACCGCCACGGTCGTGATATATACAATATTCTATCTCTACACCGTTCTTCTCAATTCGAAACATTGTCTTGCTAATATATTCCTGATACCCTGTAATATCGTAATCATTATCCCTGCAAAGCTGCTCGAAATAATCTTCCATTTTAGAAATTACCCATTTGCGTTCTGGAGCCCATGTTTTTCTCATCTTATTGCCTCCTTAAAATAACAACTCATCTATGTAGTCCATCTCTAGACCTAACTCGCTCATTACTATGTCTTCTACTTCACTATAACATCCGCACTCGAACGCCTCTGCTATCATTTCCCGAACATTGTCCACAGTCTCTTGTGCCTCGCGCTCAGTAAGTCCGTCTCTCTTCATAAGTATTTCAACTACTGTACTCATAACTCTTCTTCCTCATCATCAACAAACAATTCAATATGCTTAGCTTCCTCAATATCTGCACTTCCACATTCTGGGCAGTATTGGTAGAAAACTCTCTCAGTACACGCCATCCCCCAGTATTCTCCTCTAGGTTCATCCACTTCTTCTGTCACCGGTACATCAAACCACTTCTTGCAATCCATGCAGTAATACTTACCAAGCTTCTCTTTGCCGCGCACATAAATCTTAAACATATCCAATACCTCCTTAATATCTACTATATATCTTCTCTATACGATTGCCTTCATCATCCATTTTCCAAACATGCGATATCTCGTTAGTTTCGAAATTATGTTCTTTGAAAAACTTAATTCTTGCCTGTCCAAAACTTTCGGCTTCATATACCTGACGGTATTTCGCTACACCCTTTAAAACATCCCATGCAATCTCGAACTTTGCCATAATCAACCAACCTCCTGTGGAATAAAGCTATTTAAGTAATCAAGTTCTTCGTGTATCATTTCTCTGTCCTGCCAAGTTAACAACTCGCTTTCTAGTCTTTGCTCTAACTTCTTGATTTCCTGTTCAATTTCCTTTATTGGTGTATAAGGTCTTACATACATATGATTTCCTCCTTGGTTAAAATTAAGTGGTGTGATATAAAAAAGTTCATACTTACATTAAACATTATACTAAATGTTATCAAAAAGTACAATCCTTTTTTAAATAAACAAAAAATCGCCCAAAACCCAGTATATGACTGGCTTCCAGGCGATCTAATTCAATTATTCATACATTTTTCTACCAATTCCTCTACTTTTTGCAGTAATGTTTCGTCTGCATCCAGTAAATCAAATACACTTTGTTGTCCTTGTATTTTGTCCTTTAAGATTTCTCCGGTCTCAGTATCTAGTATAGTGAACCATGCTCCGTGCTTATCAATTATTCCATATTTAATGGCTACATCTATAAGATCCTTTAAATAGTCAATTCCTTCTGTATATGTTAGTGTATAAAATCCTGTTCTCCTCGTTGGAGCACATACCTTCGTCTTAACAATAGCCATCTGTACTATATTACCATATGGGGTCTCTGCACTTCTATTAGTTAGTTCATTGTGGTTCTCGTCGAAAAACTTTCCTCTGCTGAATCGCAACCTCATACTGCAATGGTACTTCCATGCCTTTCCTCCAGGTGTTGTCACCCCTCCATATGGGTTATTTAGATCTGCACGTTCCTGGTTAATGCCAATTCCTGTACAGTTATGCTGTGCGTTCAACATTTCTATCTTTTTGGAAAAACGTGTTAGTGCTTGGGAAATACCTGCATATGTTTTTTCGTCCATTTCCTTCTCAAGTTCTTGCTTAGACATTAGAGCACCTAAACTATCAATTACCCAAAATCCAATCTCTCCAGTCTCTACGCTATCACATATAAATTGAAATATATCCTCTGCCGACTGCCCTTTGGGTTGCATAATGATTAACTGGCTTACTTCTACTCCAAGCTTCTCTGCCCAATTCGTATCAAGTGTATTCTCTGCATCTACATACAGAACAGGACGTGTATCTTTGCCATTCTGATAGTTAGCAATTACGTCTAAGGTTGTGGTAGTCTTTCCGCTACTCTCTTCACCAAAGAACTCAATTATCTTACCTACCGGAATGCCTCCAAATGTACAATAATTCATTCTAGGTGAAGTAAATGGTATTCTTTCGTAATCGTAATTGCTAATTCCAATAGTTACAATTTCCTCTCCGGCTTTCTTATTCATCGCCTTAATGAGTTCATCCATTTTAGATGTTGCCATGTTAACCTCCTATCCTTGTTAGCTCTTGTTCGCTAATTCTGTGGGATAATACCTTCTTAATTGACTGCAATAATTCTTGCGCATTTTCTACCTTGGATTTCATTATACGATATGCTCTACTATAGCAGACATTAGTCAAATATTCTTGCTGGGAACTTAATTCTGCTAATGTGTTCTTATCTGCCACAGTTCCTTCACTGGTATCTCTGACTCTATTATAAGTCTCTTTATATATTGCCTTGCTTATATCGTCCTTAATACCTAGTTGCTCACTCATACTTGCTGCCCAATATATATCCGTTGATAGGTGCATACAATAGTAGTCTAACTCTGTAGTGGTAGGTGGATTGTGGATATCATGTAGTGCCTTCGTAATCTGTTTTATAGAATCGTCTAAGGATTTACAATAGGGTTTAATGATACGTTCTATAATTGCATTAAGCTGTTGAAAATCCTCTTCCACCATATGCTGATTCTTCCGTATTACACTCCTATCAGTTTCATCATATATATTAGCCATGTTCCATCTCCTTAAAGAATTTGCCCATATCGTAATCAAAAAATACACGCTTCTTATTGCCTGCTATATACTCCCAGTCATGTCTTCCCTCAACATACTCTATCCATTCCGGGTATGAATGAATACTCTTATTCCCCGCATCTCTCCAACGTTTCAACAAGTTAATATCAAAGTAGATTGTTTCATCTTTGTCCACGAACCAAACAATAACTCCAGCAAATACTCCTGTTATCTGGGACATCTCCAGCAACCCTTCCCATTGCTTATCTGTAATAGCACCATAAAATCCATGTAATCTACCATTCTTGTCTTTCTTAGGTTTGCTGTATATACTGAAAGTGTTGCCATGTACTGACTTGCATTCTATAGCGTACAGATAAGGTTTTCTAAATACTAAGAAATCACATACATTGGAAGAACCTAAATATCCATTCGTTTGGTCATGTAGTCTTGTTACAGAGGTATCTTTAACTCGTCTAAAACTTTCTGCTATAACTTCTTCAAATTTCTTCCCCCTATTTACTCCCATATATCACCTCTCTTTTCTACAACTTGATTTATAACTGCAATATTGACATATTTTTCTATCCACATCGCTAGGCTTAGGTGGAACTTTATTTTTGCTTACATAAGATTCGCAGTTCTCAATAAGTCCTATTAAGTTGTTCTTCATTTCATCTGTAGGCTCATATAGATATGTTTTCATTGCTAAGTTGTCTCTATTGATGTAGATAAAGATTACTTGTGGTATGCCTAATGATAGTGAATAAGATGTTATCTGGTTCAAATGTTCATCTGCTGGTGCTGTTCTGTTATTCCATTTAAAACTACTCTCTGTCTTTATCTCAACAATGTAATAATGCTTATTATAAGTAATCACTCCGTCACATAAAAAGCTGATGCAATATTTCTTATTGAATAACTTGGTCTCCATACCAGATTGGCTAACAACTTCAATATCTTCTAGGTTTCTGCTTTTAACATATTTTCCAACATCCACATATTCGCAATTAAAACCGTGCTTCTTCATCAAGGATATTGCTGTCTGTATTCTTAAATGTGTATCGGTACCAGAATTACAAATACCTATCAGATTATAATCTGCTGGAATGTTATCTGGTTCCTGACCTATTCTTTGGTAATACATATTACGAATACATTTCATCGAACTAGGCTTATACGTCTGGGAAGGAATTCTTTTATTGGATGCGTCTTCCATCTCTATGCACCGTATAAGCTGGTCTAGGAAGGCTTCCTCTACGGGAAGCTCTTCCTTTGCCATATCAATTAGTCTTGAAATATTTCTTAATCCTTTACGTGCCATTAGCTATCACCTCATGTACATATCCCATATCTACCCATTCTGTAGGTACTTTTAAAACTCCTTCTGGATAAGATATAAATGTTGAACGACATTGTGGGTCTGTTGTTCCTTGGGTAGTTATCATGAACTTCATTCCTCTATCCGCATAATAATATTTAGATATCTGTTTCATTGTTCATTCTCCATAAGTGAAATGCAAACTGTTGCTCCATCTTCTACAAACTTTAAAGCGTTATCTTCAATAGATCCATCGGGTGTCTGTAATACATTATGATATTGAATCTCTACATTATCTGATGCAATAGATTTAAGCTGGTTATTTAGCATTTCAATATCTGCTACGCATGCGAATGTCTCTATATCTTTGTCGCTTGCTATATATTTTACAAGCTCTACACCTGTGCTTGCTTTTGATGAAACTTCAAGTCCATCTTCTGTAAAGGATAAATTGATTTCATTCTTATCACCTTTAGCAACAAATAATGAAAGTCTGTCTAATAGCTGAAGTAGAGTTGCTTTATCCACGGTACAGCTGCATCTGAAATCACAATCAATAAAATCTTTTATATCCTTTGCCGGATAATCATCAATGCAATCCATAACCTTTCCATATACCTGGCAATTTGAAGAGGTAAACAATAAAGTATCTTCATTAGCATATACCTGTATGTCGTTGTCTGTAATAAGTGTAAGCAAGTCCATTAACTCCGCAGGTATAAGTCTAGGGGTCTCCCACAAAGCTTCATCCACCTTACAAAGCTTATATGTATCAGAAGCTATTGTATAGTTGCCTCCGCAATAATAACCTGTAAGACATGGCTCTTCCATTGTTAATGCTAAAGATGCTTTTGCTGAATTAACAATATTAGTTATAGAGCTAAGCTGTATATTATCGAGCTGTTCTAGTGTAGAATCATTTCTCGGGTCTGGGAACTTAATTACTTCTCCTTCTTCTACCGGCAAATCAATATTATATGTTCCATTTCCGGTAAACTGTAAATAGTTGTCCTTCAGCTCCAATGTTATATTGTCGCTAGTTGTCTTTGCTACTAACTGGCAAAATACTTCTGACATAACTGTTGCATAAAAGTCATTTCCTTTTACGTCGTTCTGTATAACATACAAGAAATTCGTCATATCTGTAGTTGTCAATGTTAATGTATTATCCTTCAGCTCTATAGCCATCATAGAAGTAAGTGGTAGAATTGAATTGTTTGATGCCCCTTTTCTTGCTCTTGCTACCATATCTTTGAATAATATAGTATTTAATGAGATTTTTGTTCCTGCTGATTCTTTCTTAGTTACCTTTTTTGCCGCCATTAGAATTCCTCCTTATTTAATCAAATCATAAAACTCTTGTCTAAGTGCTCCGCTTGTCTTAAATACGCCTTTACAGCATGCCGTCTTTGTTCTGCTATTAACCTTTTTAATACCTCTTGCTGTCATGCAACTGTGGCTTCCTTCAATTACTACAATTATGTCCTCTGTATTAAGTATGCGCTTTAATACTTCATATATGTCTGTTCCTATACGCTCTTGCAACTGAAGTCGCTTCGCACACATATCTGCTATCCTTGCTACCTTTGAAAGTCCAATTACCTTTCCATTAGGTATATATCCTACATGCACCTGCATATCATACATAAGTGCCATATGGTGTTCACAATAACTGAATATATCAATAGGACCAATAATTACAAGATCTCCTGTCGTAGTGTCCTCGAAGCACTTGTCAAACATCTTAGCAATTTCTTCATTGGTATACTTCATGCCCTCGAACACTTCGTTATACATCTTTGCTACTCTCTTAGGAGTCTCTATCAGCCCTTCTCTATTAGGATCGTCACCTAAGGCTTCCAGTAGCATCTTAACAGCCTGCTCTATTTTTTCGGTATCAATAGTTCTCATATTATACTCCTCTCTCCTGTGGATCCCATATGTATTTGTGCATCTGCAACTGAACTTTACAATCATATAATTTCTTGTCTATTAGGTACTGAACTATATCAGATGCTTCTATCTTACCAAATACAGGACTGAAATATATTTGCGGTTTCGATTTAATGGACTCAATAACTTCTAATGCTGCATTCAGATCCTCATATGAACCTACTACGAATTTCAAAACATCGTCTTTAGTGAGCTTATCTATAATGGATTTATTCATGTAGTGCTCCATCCCACTTGAAGGACATTTATAATCCATGGTGTAAAATATGTCTGACATATACTTATAGTTTCTTCCATACACAGGTTCCCATCTACCCAAGTTTAAAGGTTCTTTCGTCCCATTCGTCTCTACATTTACTGAATAACCTTCATCCAATAAAGCATTTAATAACTTTTCTATTCCCGGATGTATAAGTGGCTCCCCACCAGTCACCGTCACATTGGTTACTTCAAAAGATTTTACTTTCTCAAGTATCTGCGGGATGCTCATTTCGGTATAATCAGTTCCTATACAAGCGTACTGTGAGTCACAATAACTACACCTAATATTGCACCCAAACAATCTTATAAATGTACACGGTAGTCCTGCTCTCTTTCCTTCCCCTTCAATAGATCTAAATATTTCGTTTACTCTCATTCGTCTTCCCTCACATATTCTGCTATATTGCCTTCTGATTCCTGTACAGTCACCTTCCAGCACTCACCTACTTTAATAATGTCATTCACCTTATCACATATCCACCTAGCCATGTTCTCAGCTGTAGGATTTCTATCAATAATAACTAAGTTAATATTATGATGGTCTAATACATCATGTATTTCTTTCTTAATATGTGTGAAATCAATTACCATACCATAATCTGTAAGAGTCTTGCTTCTGCAATATACAGTTACAATCCAGTTATGCCCATGCAAGTTCTCACATTTAGATTCATATGGTAATGTCAAACAATGTGCTCCTGCTATCTCCATTCTTTTTGATACGTAATACATCTATATTCCTCCTTAGTAAATGATTTTATTTCTCTCCGCATATTCTTTGTATAACATTTTTGCAGGTTCCCTATCTACTAATATAATGTCTAATACATCTGGGTCCTTTCTTCCTTCGAGTATATATTTATAAATATAGTCATCTCTAAACCCTATCTTTTCCGCATCCTTAGGAAAACCTGAAACATATACAGTCTTAATATTTGCCCATATAATTGCTCCTAAACACATTGGACATGGATATCCAGTTGCATATAATTCACAACCTGATAAATCGTAAGTGTCTAGCATCTCGCATGCTTCTCGTATTGCTAATATCTCTGCATGAGCCGTTGGGTCGTTATCCTTCAACACTCTATTAGAGGTTATTTTTATTATCTTTCCATCTTTAACTATTGCTGCTCCAAATGGACCTCCTATGTTTTGCTCCATTGTTATTCTGGCTTGGTCCACTGCTAGCTGCATTGCCCTTGAATTATAATATAAATTAGTCATCTCATATCACCATGCTTTCTATGATTCTTTATAGCAAACGCTTCTAATTCTGATGGCTTATAATTGTATAGTACCTTATAGGTTCCTCCTTTCTCTTTTATTACGTTCTTAGCCTCCGGCAATGTTTTTACGATAATTATTTCTCCTGTAGATGTGGTGCATTCATAGTTCAATGTAGTTGCCATATCAATTCCTCCTATCTTCATAATGTGCTCGTAATAAATTGACCAATTAAATTCACCCACAACACTTTTATCATCTAAATATACATCTGCTGGTATCTTTCCAGTAACTCCATGCTGAAATAAGTCTTCTGAAAAGTATCTCCATAATCCGCTATGCTTCAGCTTATTGACCGCTTCTGTATAATAAGGTTCTGCTCTTGCCGTCCATAATATAAGTGTGCATCCTGCCTTATATAATAACGGTATATAGATTTTTGCGTCCTCTGTTATTTGACCAGTAATATCATTAGTAATCGTTCCGTCGTAATCTATTGCTACTATCATAAAACTTTCCTCAGTGCTGCTGAAAACTTTGCGTATCTATATGCGGTCTCACTATAAGTGAATATCTGTATATTTGGTCTACCTGCATGATACCCATATAATGAAAATCTCTCACATATGGATTGTGGTAATACATTGGGTTTAACTGTTATGGTAGGACCTATTGCATCTCCAATTAGATTGTCCCCTTTAATTATATCTGCTAAATACCAGCTTCTATATCTAATAGCTTCTTTTAATTCCTCAATATCGTAAGTATCTAGTACCTTATCAAAGTGCTGTAATATATATACAGGAGCTGTCATAGGGAACTGATTTTTGTCGGCATATTCTTTATATCTAGCTAAATTCAAATAGGACTGGTCTTCGGTGTTGCTCTTAAAATGGCTCCATCCGTCCTTTCTTACTCCTACGACCGCCAAACCTGGATATGAACCTAGTTGCTTATTTAAACACGTTACGAATGCCAATGTATTATTCTTAGGTATATCGTAGTAAGGAAATGCGCTAACTGCATCTACAATACATAGTCCATCATCTTGCTTATAAAATGATGAACAAGATGTCTCATATAAGCAATACAGATTCACCTTCGGTATTAAACGACTCTTTGGATAATTACTAACTAAGTTTTTCCATCTGCGTGTGAACGAACCATTCCATCCAGTAACTTCTATTGGATTAAGTATTGAGTATATTATGCTTTCCATTCCAACCGAAGCCGAACCTGGTATGAATAAAATGTCGTAATCTTGCAATCCAAATGTGTTTGCAAATTTAGTACGAACACTTGAAAACAGTTCGAAAAATTCTTTATCTCGATGATTAAAATTTGGACATACATAATCATCAAATACTGTATTCGGACCAAACATTATTATTCCTCCTCATCATATTTCGCAATAACTGTTCGTATCTCGTTGTCCTCATCTGGGCATCTATAGATTCCATCTTCTAGTTCTGGTGCAATATGCTCTTTGATATATTTCATATTCTTATCAATTATGTCTTTATCAAATTCATATCCACAATATGCGAATGCCACAAACTTTCTAAAACAAGGTTTACAATTCCAGCACTCTTTTAAATTCTCGTCTGGGTGATAACAACTTAAAGACCCATTAAATGCTTCCTCTAGTGTTCCACCCTTATCTAAATACATCTGAAGCATCTGTGCTTTCGTGTACTGTCTAAACTCTGTTATTATCTTTATATTCTTACCATTAGGTATCCAAGATTGCGGCTGATACAAATAATTTAACAGCTCCTCTGCTTTGTGCTGAAACTCTAAAGATTGGTCTTTGGATCTGTCTCCTGCGGTTGCTCCGTAACACAATTCAATGTCCTCATCCCCTGTTATGTTGCAAACAACCATTAGCAAATACAGATTGCGTAAAGGTATAATTGCATCATCTCTTTCCCATTGTCCAAGAGGGAAATCAACTATGAGTACATCACTATTCTGCTTCTTAATCTTTTGGATCTCTGATTCTGAATACTTTGTGTGCATATCCACATATAATCTTAGATCTGGATTCCACAACTTATCAATCAGCCAGCTATCCATCCCTCCGGAATATAGTAAAATTTTCTTCATTAGAATAACCTCCTTTTTCTGAATTTTACCTCATTGTAGTGTGTGTTCTTACTTTTATCATATAGGTAATGAATATTGAAACAAGTTCTCTGCTTATAATCTTTACCCATATCATCTAAATTTATACCAAAGTTCTTACAATACTCCTCTAATGATTTAAGTCCTTCTGGAGGAAGTGTTGCTTTCAATGTTTTGCATTCATCACCTAAATATACAATTCCATAATCTGTTAATATACTTCCATTCGCACCTGTCATTATCCAGCTAGTTGCATCCATACTTGTAAATGGATATTTAATTGCATTTGATAGTGTAGCACTACCCAAACAATGTATTTTAATGTCTGGGTGCTTACTATGACTTATTACATAAAAACATTTCTCGTACCAATCTTCTCTCTGCTTATTAGTGATTTCTTTGCTCCCCGAAATACACATATATTGCAAATCTTCGAAGTCTAGGAATCTTCTTAAATTATCAAAACTCTCTCCCATATGGAAAACAGGTAATAACTTCTCAGGAGATTTGACATGCTCTCTCATATATAAATAGTTCTGCCATGTTTTCTCGGCGCTTATTTTAACGTGCTCTGCGGTTTTGGGTTCTCCCCATTTACCTGGTATGCTGTCTAATGCTATTGCGTAATCAATATATTCATCATTATCGTTTATCCATTTAATATATTCATCAATATCAAGGGATCCGCCTTTTCTATGGAATGTAAATTCTCCGTTGTCTATGAGTAACTTACCTGTCCATCCGTCCTTCTTATACTGAAACCATTTGTTAATCTCTTTTCTATCATTAACATACGACTTCAATACATTACATCCCAGATCTTTCAAAAGTTCTGTACTCTCTTGACACTGAGTACCTGCAAAATAAAAATCAAATGCCATTATCTTTCCTCCATTAAAGTTCTACTCTTTCACCGTACCAACATTCTGTGACTTCTACGTCGCACTTAATAGGAATTGTTAATCTGTCTTCTGCTGCTTCGCTCATAAGTTTCGCAAACCTTTCGGCACATTCTTTAGCATTCTCTTTAGGACATTCAGCAATCAGTTCGTCGTGTACCGGAATAAGTAATCGAAATCCTAATTCTTTGAGTCTTTCATCATTTCCTACCTTTATCATCGCCAGCTTACTCATGTCTGCGGCACTTCCTTGAATTCTACTGTTAACACATTGTCTGCTTGCGTCTGCTATTTTTCCTCCGTTGTCTATAATGCGAATTCCTTCTTGTGCTGCCTGTTGAAATATTACTTGTTTCTCGCTACCCCATACACCTTTTAACATCTTTAAATATTTGCGACATATATTGTCTGGAACTTCGTCATATTCTGGTGGATTCATATCATCGAAGTCTAACAAATCAACTGAAGCACTTCCTCCATCTTTCCATTCGAATTCATATTCTTCTAATTGTAAATCTGGTAATCTACGCTTCCTACCCCATAAAGTTGTCACATATCCTAAGTCTTCTGCCATCTCTATACTATCTTTTTCAAATTTAGGTATTGCTGGGAATCCTTTGAACACACTGTCTTTTATTGCTTGTGCTTTCTTTGTAGTTGTTCCGAGCTGCTCGGCAATAGAGGGAACTCCTCTACCATACAATACTCCAAGCAATATGCTTTTTGCTTGCGACCTTCTATTTTTTCCTTCTGGATTAGTTGTACCGTCAGACCTAAACTCGAGGCAATTTTCATAAGTTGTATTAAACGATAATGCTGCGATCTCTGCATATAAATCCTTTCCTTCCTGATATGCTTTTATCATTTTAGGGTCTTGGCACATCTGTGTCATGACTTTTGGTTCCTGCTGAGATTCAAGAATAGTCGCTAGACATTAAAACGTATTGAGTTTTAATTCGTATCGACTTTTTCATTTAACCACCTCCTCTAAATACCATCTAATATTGTTAATGTAGGTTCTATTCTCAGGTCTACCATAAAAACAATAACCTTTACTAATACACATCTTAATCTTACTTTTATAAACGGAATAACTATAAGGGAATGGGTGATAATTTTCATACCACCATTTTCCTGCCTGTATAAAATTGTGAAAATGGTGCTCTTTCCCGTCTACAACACAGTAACATCCAACAGACCGTGTATCCCCATTACCAAAATTATGATTTCCTTTTGCTTTATCTGATAATTTCTTTTTATGCGATTCCGTGAATGGGTGTTGCTTTCTATATTCTTTCATACTGTTGGATATTTTAGTTCTAACTTCATCTGTACGCATCTTAGCATCATGCTTAGCTCTGGCTTCTGCATTAAACATTATATTTGTGTGACCGTCAGCCACCATATTATAGCCTTCTTCTATGCAATTGAAGTATTTAATATAATATTTCTCTAGCTCGTTAAGCTCTTCCTTTGTAGTAGCCTCGCAAACAACTTCAAAATCAAAATTATCTATTCCATATTTTCTAATGGCTCTGTGAAAATGATTTTTACTGCCTTTCTTTGCACTCTGCACATGCCCTGATTTTCTGGCTTCTAAAGTTCTAACAGTCTGCCCGATATATACTTTTCCATTTATTTTATTAGTTGCTTTATATATCAACATCGCTACACACCAAAAATAATTTTCTCGGATTCTGTTCTTACAGTTACAATTTTACAAGGTTTAGAATCTACTAATATTAGGTCTCCTTGCTTTAATTGTCTAGCAGATTGCCAACCATTTGGTGTATCAATACTGCACCAGCTGTCTACTACAAATTCATCAGTATCCGAAGTTATGACTTCTTCTTTATTTGTCGCTTTAAACATCTGTCTTATATCTTTATTATGCGAAGGTATATTCTGCAAGTTTGGATCGCTGCTGCTGAATCTTCCTGTTCTTGCTCCATACTGATTAAAGCTACAATGTATTCTGCCGTCCTTTGGATTAACACATTCAGGCAACTTGTCTATATATGTGCTTACTAGCTTTGACATTGTTCTATAATCCAATACTGCTTTTGCTATGGGATTGTCTAACTTGGTTAATATATCTACTCCTGTTCCTCTAGGTGCCTTCTTGTCTGGTGATTTTAATTTTAACACATCGTAAAACAGCACCGCAAGCTGTGTGGGACTTCCCATATTTATAGGATCATCAAGTTTATGGTCAGGAGTTTTAGCCTTATAAGCATCTATCTGAGTTTTATATTTATCGCATTCTTTATAAAATTGCTGCGTTTTCTCTTCTAACAGCTTATTATATCTCTGGGATAACTGCTGCTGATATGCTGTGTCGAAATCTACTCCAATATCTTCCATATCTGCTACAACAGAAATGCAAGGCATTTCTATATTCTTAAATACCCAATACATATCTCTAATGTCTTGTCTCTCGCTGTCAGCTCTTAAGTGCTTTCTTTGATAGTTACACAACTCATATGTTATAACTGGGTCATGTGCTGCATATAAATATCCGGTGGTATATGGTATATAGGTAAATGGCACTTTGTCGAATAACGAATCAAATGTGAACGCATCACCTTTTCCTTTCAATACATATTTCTTATGTAAGGGTTTCAATGAATGAGTTGGTTCATTTTCATTCAGTATCATTGATGCTAAATATCCGTCCCATGTGCAATAAATGTTCTTTAATCCATTCGCTCTGAGAAATCGCATATCAAACTTGGCATTGAACATATCTATATCAGGTCCTGCTTCTAACAATCTCTCAAACTCTTTCATTACCACATCTACATCAAGCTGCTCACTCAGTCTCTGCTTAGTTATGTAGCTGATGTGATTAAGTGGAATATATGCTCCTTTCTCATCGGGTGTGTAAATACATATTCCTGCTAATGTGTTCTGCAACGGATCCAACCCATCAGTTTCTGTGTCAATTGAAATATACTGATTAACAATACAGTTATCTATATATTTCTGAAGTCTTTCTAAATCTGTAATAACTTCATATTCATCTTTATACTGTCCTAATTTTGATTCTACCAGTGATCTTATCTCATTGATATGTGCAATTAGATTGTTGCCCTTCTTCACGGTGGAAGTTGCTTTTGCTAATGTTTTTGATTTAGTTATTACCTTTTCTGCTTCTGCTCTGCCTTTTCTACTAGGCATTTCAAATAGTGCCATTATATGTCCTCCTGGTATACTGTGGGTAAGGATTTGCACCTTACATGATGAACTCACATCTATTTGTACCTAACAATTCATCGTGAACGTCTACCTATTCCGCCACCACAGTACGAACCTACCTACTTAAAACTCATCTTCATCACTTCTACGTCTGCTTCGTTTCTCTTCTGCGTGTACAGATCTTCCACCTCTACGTGTCTCCTTATTGCGTCTACGTGCACGAGGTCTTTCTTCTTCATCCTCATCAAACGGAGGTTCGTCATCTTCCTGTCTCTTGGACTTTTTGCTTGTGCGTCTTCTTACAGGTTCCTCCTCGTCATCGTCATCATTATTGCCACCGCTTGGAGGAAGTTCTCCAGTATCCAAATAATATTCCATATCATCTATGGTAGCATCGTATACAACAGATCCAAGGATATCCGGTACTTCTGGCAAATCTTCAAGTGTTGTATCATCCTCATCTACTTCAATAATATCATAAGTTGTCTGCTGGTCTCCCTTCGCACCATTTCTTTCAATTTCAAAAATGTGTGAAGGGAAGTTATCATATCTTCTAAGTAACTTCTGAAGCTTACCAATATATGCCTTAGGTCTTTCAAAAAACTGTATCTCTTCAGCATTTATATTGTACACAGGAATAAATACTCTTACGCTTACACTTGCTTTACTTTCGCACAATGGACAATCTGTTATCGGGTCATTGTAAGCTCTTAGGCAATTAATATGTCTATTAGGATATTTAGCATTTTCTCCTACCTTAACCTTATGAGTGTTATAAATGTAATTGTTCAAGTCATCTTCATCAGCTATTAGAATCCTAACTCTCTCAACATCTCCATCATCCTGAAGTCGGAAATAACTGATTTTATTTCCTCCACCACTATTGTACTTGTCCAAGTCGTTTAGATTTACTCTACCCATTATTTGTCACCTTTTCCTTTCTTATTATTCTTTGCTAACTGTGCATTATATGCCTGAGTTAGTATCTTCTTAATTGTGCTGCGAACTTGCTGAGTGTCCTCATTAAATGTATATCTTGCTGAATAGAAACCTGTCAGTGTCTGCTGTGGAACCAACGTTTCTACATCAACCCCTCGTGTGTCTAAACGCAATTCGTGCTTAGGGTAACTCATGTGCATGAACATTTTTCCGCCTGCCCTAAAAACCTTTTGCGCCATATCCTTAGCACCGTTGTTCTGCCTTCTCTGTACATAGTCTCCACCAAGATCTGCTACAACCTGTATTGCATAATTCTGTAGGTCTGTTGAATCAAATGTGGGTCTCTTAGGTGCTTTTGTCTTAGGAGCTTTCTTCTCCTTCTTTTCCTTCTTCTGCTTAGGAGCTTTCTCCATCTCCTGCTTTGCTTCTGCAACCATTTCTTCCACCATGTCTTTGAAAGACGTTGTGGGTTCTGCCTGTGCGTCTACCATTTCCTGCAACGACTTTGAGTTGTTCTTATTAAGTTCCTTGGTAATCTTCTTAGATGCTTCTACGTACTTGTCGGCTTCCTGCTTAGAAGTATCAACTTCTTCAATATCCTTCCACCATCTCTTTACAGTGCTAGTTGAAAGATTGGTAACTGTTCCGTCATCCTCATAAGTAAGCTCGTAATTGATAATCTGTCCGCCCTTCTCGTAGGTATCGGTGATTTGCGCAATGCGTCCATTCTGTTTGTTCTGGATTCTTCTCATTTAAAATTTCCTCCTTAATATGAAATTCGTGTGGTATGAGTGTACTTTCGGCAATGCCAATTAAGTACATTAACATTATACTAAATGTATCAAAAAAGCACAACCTTTTTAGAATATTTCGGCTAAATCTCTAAACTCCAGTAAATTCAAGTCATTTATGTCCTTTTTGCCCTCTGGAAATACGAATTCTGTAATTATTTTGTTAGGTAAGTTCTTTTTTAACGTATCCCGTGCCCTGAGCCCTGCTTCGTCATTATCTGTTGCTAATATGTACTTTCTTACTGGTAGCTTTCGTAGCTGTTCAAATTGTAGGGCATTACCCAACCCATTTAATGCCACTGCTACTCTACCAAATTGCCAGCAAGTAAGTGCATCTATCATAGATTCGCATATTATTATTTCCTTGGGAAATTGTTCCAGTTGATATATCTCATACAATCCATAAAGTGGCTTCTCTGCTCCTGCTGGGTAATTGAAGTATTTCGTGCGTACAGACCTGCGAGCGACGAACAGGCAATTGCCATCTTTATCTCTGATTGGGAATGTAATACAATGGGTCTTTTTATCATATCCCAGATCGAATAATTCAATGATATCTTCATTTGTTATACCTCTTTTCTTCCAATACGGATGATAATATCTGTAGCTGTCTAATTCCTCGGCAGAAACAAAATTACGAGTATCTCTACGATTATAAGTCCTATCCAAATCCAAATCGACATCTTTACGTTCCCCCAATCTAACTGTTGCAAAATTTCTTACCAACCATTTCCAACCCCAGCTGCCTATTATATCCTCTTCGTGTCCAAAGCAAAATGAAATTACTTCCGGCAATGTATGAACTTGCCCACACGCAAAACAATGAAACAATCCATCTGACTTCCTAATACCTGCTGAAGGTTTCCGCTCTTGCCCATCCCCATGATATGGACACTGTATCTGCAAACTCTCTTTGCTACCTAGTCCACTCTTCTTAGGTGGCTTCTGCAATAAATTGATTCCATTATTATGAAGCTGGCGCCTAAGTTCTTCTATTATATCTTCAAGTTCTGCATTAAATAAAAATTCATCTATCTCCATATTTCCCTCTTACCTATGTCTCTAAATCTGCTAACATACATTTTTACTTCAAACAAATAAAACTCTCTCATATCTAATGGTAGCTAGGTTATCAAAACATATCTTCGTCGGTCTCCATCTTAGGTCTTTTTCTCTGACGTTTCTCTGTGGGTTCTTCCTGTACGATGTCATCATCTGTTCTTATGAATTTAAACTCTCCTATATCTGGGTTCCATTGATAATTGATATGTCCTCCCACAGGACCAAACCTCTGCTTCTTAATTCCAATCTTTAATACACCTTCCTTTGTGTGCCTTAAAGACAATACTTTGCTGGCATTTGCTGCTATTCCGTCACTGTCCTTAATATTCTCAAGATCCGGTGTTCCTCCGTCTTCCTCTTGTGTATCTTGTACTACTCCGCTCCTGTTTGCCTGAACAACTACAAGAATCGGTATTTTTAGCTCTATGGATAAGCTCATCAAATCTTCAGATATGTTCGTTAGGGTTGCTGTCTTAGTATCACCTCTTTTGCCTCTCTCATCTGTTAGATATGTTATACCATCTATTGCCAGCATATGCAAGTTATTTTGTTCTACCCACTGTTTTAATTTGCCTACTGTTATTTTCTTATCAAAATCTAATGGTGTAGCCACTTTGAATTTATTCTTGCGGGAACTAAGTTCTTCAATATATTCTCTATACTGCTCTGCATCTACTGTATTGTTTGCCCACATAAGACCCTTATTTGAAAATCCTTTGTACAGCGTATCAAATCTGTATCCAATACTATTAGGACTCATCTCTGGGCTTATGTATCCGATATTGAATCCTAATTGCCACACATGAGTACATATTTTCTCTGCTACAAATGATTTACCGTTGTTAATACGTGCGAACACCACTATCAACTCTTCTACTCTTTCTATGCCATGTATTAAATCATCTAACTCTGGGAATCCGGTAGTAAATGTCCATTCGTCTTTATGGTCTCGTCTCTCTATATAGTCGTTATATCTTTGCATTGCCTGAGATACAATGTCCACCGCTGAAATACTTTGCTTAGGCTGAAGATCTTTAACTGCTTGAAGCATATACCTTACAGCTTCATTTGCATCTGTCTTCATCATCTTCGCCGCATTCTTAAGTACAGGAACTGATTTATTAAATGTCCATTCCTCGCATATGGTATCTACCAAATATTCGTCACTCTCAGTAACTTCCACAAGTTCCACATCTGGGAAGTTAGAAAGGAATGTTGCTTTGTCTGGTACGTTTCCATATTTTCTATAATGCTCCATTATGTAGTTGTATTCGTCTAAGTATTCTGGAAAATATTCTTCTGTTAAAAAGTTATCTTCGATTATAGATATATTCTTAGTTAGCAATACCTTGCTTAATATTTGTAATGCTGCAACCTCTATCATTTATGTCTCCCTTCCATCGGTTCCTTCAAGCTCTACTATTATCGACGCTTTGTAGATTCTGCTTGCCAATCTAGGTCCTAACACATTTGTGATTCCTTCTTCGTCTGTTATGTTACCTGTGTAAATATTACTCTTTTCCGCTAACATTCTGCTGTCAATTAAAATCGTTAGCTGCGATAAATCGTAATTAGATAATGTGTCACATGCTATATCGTCCCACACCACCAGGTCGCACGTTTTTAGCAATTGCTTGTATTCGTGTGTTAATGGGTTATTGAAATCTTTTAAGTCTGCTAATAGTGCTGGAACGTGTACAAACAACGCTCTTGTTCTTAATCCATTTCCATCCCATATTCTCTCGAAATATTTGTGCATAAGTTTAATTGCCCAGCTTGTCTTTCCATTTCCAGTTATATTGCTAGTTATATACAAGTTCTTGCCCTGCTTAACAAACTCGTAAATGTTATCTTTTAAATCTGCCAACTCCTCAAACATTTTTCTATCATGTGCTGTTGTGGGTTTTAATTTTATTGGTTTTTGCTTGGCTTTTGGTAGTCCACTGTTCTGCATTAAGTAATTCATCTCTAAGAACTTAATACAGCTTGAACAGTTATTGTCTTTCTCAGGTCTTGTACAAATATCTTTGTACCAACATTTGTCGTTAATATTCAATCTGCTCACCTCTTTCTTCCATTTCTTTCCACATACGTTCTGTAGCTTCTTTTTGTTCTTTTGTGGCACTTACTGTTCTTACTCCTTTGTTACACGGTGAATCTATTACACTCTTCTTTTTGTCGTTGCCATAACTTCCTTCTAGTATTAAATCAATATTATTCGTATCTTTCTTTTTTTCGTTTTTACTCTTGCTAATAAAAAAATTAAAACCTGCTTTCCATGTTCCACCAGTTTCACCAGTTAAAAATGGTGTATTGTTGGCTATTGTACATGCTTCTGTAAAATCATCTACTAAATCATCGAATGTAAGATTGTTATGCTTATAATCTTTAACTAGGCATGCTATTAAGTCCATTTTATTATCGTTTAAAACTCTAACCTTTGGTAATTTAGTGCATATATCGTTATAAATTTCTGCTAACTGAATTGCTTGTGTTTTAAGAATTTGATTATTAGAAATTAGCTGTGTTTTTCGACATTGGTTATTAATTTTTACTTTTATTTTTTTATTATTACTATTATTACTATTAGTGTCCTGTTTATTTATATTATCATCAATAATAGTATTAATAGGCTCATATACTGAGACGTAATTTTTTACGTCTGGTCGTGTGACCAAAAGTAATTTTTTACGTCTGGTCATATACTCTTCATCATCTTCTAATTCTTGCAATAAAAACTTATCTGATTTTAAAGCGCTTGCTCTTTCCGTAATTCTATAAAATGATTTAGAACCTCTATTAGAATCATTAGCAACTTTTTCAAGTTCAATTAATTTGAGATTAAGTAATTTAGAAAATCGTTTAGTGAGCATTGATTCTTTAATACGTAAAATTGGCAAGTCTTCAAGTAGCACAGTTCTTTCAATATGTGCAAATGATGTTTTTAATGGGTCATTTTTAAATGATATGTGTTCAAACTCGGGTCTTGCTTGTGCCTGTGATATATAATCAAGTATAAATAAGTCTGTTATATCTAAGGCACTGTCTGGATGCTTAGAATTAAACTTCAATAATATTTCTTGGTTAAAATCTAATATCGAATATCTCACTATTAGCTCCCTCCATTACAAATTCTAAATAACTCTTTTCAACAATATTTTTAATGTTTGTGAAATAAAAAATGTTATGGAAGTAATACAGGGGGTTTACTTCTCATAACATTTTTTATAATCGTATGCGGTTGTCTTCTTACACGGAAGGCACTCCCCTGCAAGTTCCAACCGCATCTCTAAATTCTTTCTCACACCACATAAGAAGGAATCTAAGACAGGACTTTTATGTCCTATAAACATAATACGAAATGGTATATTTTAAGTCAATACATTATTTTCGTTTTCTATTGCCCTTCATATCATCCACAATGAGTGCTATCTCTTCATCGCACGTTGTATATATATCATCCCATAAATGTTCCCATTCCTTTCCAACATTTACGGTATCCGTATTAGGTACGGATCTTTCTTCAGTTCCTTCTACGCTTACATAATGCTCACCTACCTTCAATGTTAGTTTAACTCTTGCTGATATTGAAGTTGTTGGTGCTTTAGGTGTGTAGTTATCTTTCCTTCTTGCCATGTTCTTTCTCCTTATAATGATTCAAATGTTAGTTCGAGCTCTTCTAGTTTCTCGCTTATGAATTTTATATTCAGTTTCTTCCATTCTTCATATAATTCTTTTCCAGCATCTTCAAAGTTCATACTTAATGGGTTCTCATTCTCAAATGCTTGCTTTAAATCTTTAAGTTCTTCGATGGTAGCATATACTCTATTAACTTCTTTCAACTGTTCTTTCGTCATCCTTATACCTTCTTCACTTTTAATACTTCTGTGACCTTAGTTGTTCGGAATTTATCTAATCCTATTTGCAACTTCTTAGGTATTTCTCCTTTATACATCAAATCTTCAAGAACATCCACATCAAAATATTCTTTAACTTTGATACATGGAGCAAATTCTTTGTGCTTGTGCATATATTCAAGCATTGCTTCTTCATCATATACATCTGATGTACGTTCTGAATATTGAATTGTGGTATCATTCCACTGAACTTCATTTAATCCTTTTTCTGACATAATTGCTTTAATCTGCTTGTTAAGCTCTGCTTCTTTCTTTTTAGCCTCATCATAGATAAGTTTCACCTCTACATACTGTGATACTAAATCTGTAAATTTCACGGTCTTTTTTGCCATGTTCTTTCATGCCTCCTTCTTTTTCACATATTTCTGAGTTACTGTCCCCATTGCTCCGTTTCTACCAATAGGACGTGTATTCTTGAATTCTATCAATTTTTGTACTGCTTTTGAATCCCAATATCTACAACTCCTAGGGTTGTCCTGCATATAATCTGGTAGCATCTTAGCATATGGGTCTTCTGGGTTGTGTTTTTTGAATCTATACCAAATATTGATAGTTTCTACTGATACCCCAACGAATAATGCAACTTCTTCAATTCTTAATTTATCCTCCATAAATAAATGCACCTCCTTCCATTAAATATTATACTATATGTTTTACTGCAAAAGCATTTCAAGTAGCTGTCTCTTAGATATTTTCTCTTTACCATCTACTATTGCTTCCGCCATAAGTCCTTTCTTATACACGATGTCATGTATTCTTTCATCAATCGTGTTCTTGCAAAGTAAGAAATGCACCTGTAAGTTATGCTTTTGTCCAATTCTATACGCTCTATCTTCTGCCTGAGTTCTGAGTGCCATGTTCCAAGGCTCATCCATAAATATCTCTATAGTTGCTGCGGTCATTGTAAGTCCGGTGCCCATTGCTCCAATGGTTCCAATCATTATCTGTATCTCGTGGTTCTGAAACTTATCAACCAGTAACTGTCTCTCGTGGTCTTTTGTATCCCCTGTTATAACTCCAATGCTATACCTTCTAAGTCTCTTCTTAATAATGTCTGTCATCTGTGTCCAATTTGAGAATATAATTATTTGTTTCTTGCTCTCTACCGCTTCTTCAACAAGTTCTTCCATCCTATCAAGTTTAGCACTCTCCTGAATTTTACTTGAAAGGATTCCTGTGTATCCGGTTGCCTGTCTAAGTCTTATCAACTGTGCTAATGGATTACTGCTCATCGCTATCTGGTCTAAGTTAGAACTTATGTCAGATGCTATCTCTTTATATAACTGCTCCTGCTTAGGTGTCATATCTACATATTCTGTAATATACAGTTTCTCCGGCAAATCTAATACGTCCTTCTGCAATCGTCTAAGCATAATTTCATCTAGCTGTTCCTGAAGCTCGTCAAGATTCTTATATGCTATAACTTCATATCCTCCATATCCACCCATAACACAGTAATGCTGCTTAAATGAGTAGAATGCGTGCTTCTCATATCCAAGCCATTTCAATATTATGTATAAATCCATAGGATTATTCATTAAAGGTGTTCCTGTCATTGCTATCATTGTCTGTGCTTGAAGCTTTAAGAAACCTTTGCCCTGCTGGCTTGAAGGATTTTTCATCTTGTGTACCTCATCTGTAACTATCATTCCAATAGTTCCATCTTGGCACTTCGCAGAAATTGTAGAAACGATATCTTCATTTCTAAGGGATTCTACATTCGTTATTATGAAATAGTTGTCATTTCTATCAAGTGTTCTAGCATCCTCGAGCTTATCCGCATTACTTCCAATCTTATTTCTACGCTGTCCCAAGATGTAGCCAGTTTCATTTGAATGTATTCCAATCTCATTCATCCAATTCCACTTCAATCCATTAACACCACATATGATAAGGCAATGCTTATAACCTCTCTGAAGTTTTTTTGCCACCGCAATATCTATTGCCTGCTTGGTCTTACCAAGTCCCATCTCGTCACCTAGCAACCACCTGTCATAACGCAATCCATATTCAAATGCTTCTACCTGATGTTGAAAAGGTTTGGTCTTGAATTCGAATCCATCTGGAACTTTTGCTTCGGCTCTTGTGAGTGATACATAAGCACCTGAGATATCGAACTCCTCATCAGGAAGTTGCTGTACTAACTTGCCTAGCTTCTCTAGAGGTATCTCCCATTCTTTATCAGTCGCATGCCACCACTTACTAGGAAATGAACGAACTATGTCAAGTATCTTGCTATCATAAGCAAACGATAAATAAGCTGCCCATTCGCCATTCACTTTCTGTGCTTTCTCAATACGTGCTGTAATCATCTTATTCCTCCGATTTAACAACTATAGGATATGCCCATTCTACGCAATTCCCATTCTTAAGCAAATCTATCTCTGCATAACCTATATCTACTGTCATTATAATTGCTGTGTCTGCCTCGAACTGGTCCATTGCCTTGTAGATTGCCTTTACAATTCTGCTATCGATCTGCTTCTCGTCGGTTGTGTTAATAACTGCTTTTCTCATTTCTAATCCTCCTTAAAAATCAAGTGCTCTGAAATAACGTTTTTTAGTCTCTAATTCAAATGCTACCATTCCTGTCAGCTTTATGAACTTACGATTTTCATACTCGAAAATCTGTCCATCTTTTGCTGACTCAAAATTCTTAGTGAATTCCTGGGATCTTACATCTTTGCTAAGTGTTATCATACAGTTACCTCCTTAAATATAACCATCTTGCAATATTGCATTCCATTTGCTTGCTGCATCTGTGTCTATCCATCCCTTATTAACTGCTAACTTAATAAGTCCAGTATCTAAACATCTCTCGTGATATAATGCATCCAAATCTCCTGCCTTTAATAGGTTCCAAATTCTAATGTTCTTCATATCTTAATCCTCCTTGCTGTAAACAGGTACTGTGCATCTAACGCAGTTACCATCTTTGTCAAATAAATCTACTTCCATATAGTTCTGATACATAACATTGATGTGACATTCAGTTGCCTTGTTCCTATCCATCACTTTATACAACTGTTGAATTAAACCTGATCTAACATTTAGAACATTCGTGTTGTTAATAACTGTTCGTCTATTACGCTTCATATACTGTCTAACTCTAGGGTTCCTGTTTACCATGTGGTACCTCCTTATGTGGTGTTATTTACAATGTACAAGGCTTTCGACACCTCAAACGGTACGGTGTTCACATTCGAAATGTCATACTTACATTAAACATTATACTAAATGTTTAGAAAAAGTACAACCTTTTTGATAAAAATAAACAAGTGACCTGAAAAGCCACTTGTTTACTGGGTTTATTCGTTATATTCATTGCTAATTTCGGTCAACATTCCTACTATAATATGTCTTTCTTCGGGAAAATCAGTGCTACTGTATAGAGTCTCTATAAATTCCCTTATTTCTCCACATAATAACTCTAAATAGTGTATTACAGAAGACTTTTCTACCAATTTTAGCTGAAATTGTCGTTTCACGTCGCAATATCTAGTATACTGTGGGAGTATGTCATTTAATTCCTGTTCTACTTCTGTAACACCTCTTATTTCGCTATTACCATATGGCAAATCTTCTCTTTTATAGTTCTCACGAACAATGTATAGTGAAGCAAGTTTTAAGCAGCTATCAAAGGAGGTAATTCCATTCTCTAGTTCTTCAATGGTATTATTTATCTCTTCAATATTCAGCATAGGTGAACCTTTAAACACTCCTCCATCTTTTTCTTGTATTTTTTATGCTTCGCTTCTTGTTCTTCTACAATGTAAACCATATCATACCCTGTGGCTTCTTTATTGAGCCAATAACGTTCTGCTTTCTTTAATTCCTTATCAACATCTGTTATAAGACATTTTATTTTGCTAGCACTAGCTACTTCACCTATGTCCATAGCTTCCTGGTACATCTGCTCGTATAGCTTCTTAGTCTCGCGTTCCCACTCTACCCATTTAGTCAGGGCACTCTTTACTCCATTCTTCTTGGTAGAACTGTCTACATCCTCACGTTTATGTGAATACCAGCCAGCAGGTATTATACTTTCGTTGTCGAACTTGGCTTCTGGTATTAGCATGTTATGATGATTGATGAAGTATCTATTTAGACTTCTATAAGACACATTCTCTGCTAAATAATGATATTCATGGCAACGTTTGTATCCTTCCAATCCCAGAAAATCATAGTAATTAGCAAGTTGGTCATGAAGCATAAGACCGTTAATCATATGCTCATTTATTTTCGAATATATTTCTGCTATTGTCATCTTCTAACCTCCTTAATATCTCGTCTATCTTTTCATCCTGCATATGCAAATGTGAATGGATATCGTTAATTATTTCGTCCATATAGTTCTGGTCTATGTTTAAATCAAGGTTCTGCAGTCCAATAAGGAAGCTCGCAAAACCTAGCAAGTCTAAAAATGTCCATTCCCCATTATTCCCAGAACCTTGATTCGTCATATTAAACTACCTTCGTGATAGCAATATTCGCATCAGTAAGAGTTCCTTCAACTGTGTTGCGAACTTGCAATGTTGTTCCACTCGCACAAGGACAGTAGGAATTATTCTTTCCTACCTGTACCAGAGTTACGAAGCTAGGATTAAGACCTGTGCTCTGTGCCTGTTCCTGAGCAACACCATCTTTGTAAAGCTGTAATGTTGTTGATGCTGCGGCACTTGCATCTACAGACACCATATATACTCCACACTTATTAAGAACGAATGTGTCTGGTGCTGTTCTAGTAACTGTGCAACCTTTCTGTAACGAAGTAGAATTAAAAGGTACATTGCTGTTAGCACTAACTGCTACATTTAATGAATATGCTTCTAACATGATTACTCCTTTCATAGAAATAAGAGGATAAGCATATACCTACCCTCTTATTAGTTAGGCGTACTATATACGCTCGGTTTTTAAGTTAAACATATTTAAGTTAAGAAAGCATCTGAAATCTAAATTAAAAATTTCAGTTGTTTTTAACTTAGACACCTGAGCATCCACATCCGTAGAATGGATTTGCTCCACTGCAATAAGTTGACTGCATAGGATATCTTACTACTCCAGACACTGCCTGAGCAAGCTGTAACTGATTTACCTGGTTCTGAAGTGATTCTATCTTATCCTGAGCTATCATATCTTTGACTGACTGAATCTGTGCTGTGAAGTTAGCATTTGTTGCTGCGTCTCTCATTGCTCCGTCATAGTTGTTCTGCTGGATAAGCATCTTTGTTTCACAGCAGCATTCCTGAGATTTTGCAAGCTGATTTGCCTGACCTACTGCTAATCCTGCAATGTCTCTAGCAAGTTCATCATATCTGTTCTGAATTATACCAAGGGTGTCATGGAATGTCTGATTAGTTGCTGCTACTGCCTGTGCTGTTCCTGCGTTTACCGCAGATAAAATTTCTCTCTGATTTGCCATACTGTTCTGGTTATCAAATCCTCTTTGAACTTCATTAGAAGTTGCAAGGTTTTCATAGCCAATAGCATTAGCGAATCCATTGCCATTCCATCCTCCGTTAAACATTGACATAAGAATTAGCAATCCGAAAATCCACATAAAAGAATTTCCTCCAAATCCACCAGCTCCACCACTTCCAAGAAGTAAGGCATCGCTAGCAGAGAGTCCACCATTTTCCATAGCCATTTTTGTTCTCCTTTCTAGTTATAGTATCTATGTTCCATTTGCGCAATAATGGACTATTTAAGCATTTTAATAAATTCGTCTGGGTCTATATTCATTTGTTTTGCCATATTTCGGAATGCTTGCTCCGGATTGCCATTAGCAGATTGTATCATCGCTTTTAGCTGTGGATTCTTCTCCAGCATTTGATTTACCATTTGCTGAGGATTATTTAATCCTTTGTACATCTGTATCATATTCTGAATATTATTTGGTAATCTTTGACTTAGCGGGTTTAGCTGGTTGAATAGACTGTGCATTGTTCTCTCCTAACATCTCGGCAATTAAAGTTGGCAATTCTGACCTTTTTACATATTCATCAGAATCTAATTTTTGGGTAGCAGGTTGCTGTAACATTTCCTCATACTTGAATATCCTAAGGTTACACATTCCAACGTTGTCGCTGGTTTTAATATAGAATATTCCTTCGTTCTCACTATCCATTAGTAAGGCATTAGAATTAGGTGCTAGCTGAAACGCTTTAGCTCCTTCAATGCCTTGCACCCAGATGATGCTAGGATTCGGATGCGGTTGCGGATACATATTCTGAAAATTATACATGCCATTTACTCCTTGTTATTTTGTATTAACGTGATTATACAAAATAAAAGACCCTGCAATTAACACAGAGTCTTTAGAGTAAATGGACCTTTTCTATATGATAGTTTTAAGAATTATATGGACTAATATAGTGTCTTTTGTATTACATACTACCATGGAATCTAATTCCATATCTTTTAGCGGAAGTCCATCAAATGTTGCTTCCGCTAAATTGTATCTGGTCAGCTTACTTTTTAAAGTATCTATTTGTCCGAACTTATCTACATCTGTATATAAGTGATTTATAGTAGAATCTTCTGTAAATTCTAACTCCGTCCCATCTGTTAATATTAACACTCTTTCCATTTCTCCACCTTCTTTATCTTGTTGCTAATTCTTCTTGTAAGATTTGAAACTTGTGCTGTTGAAATATTCATCTCCATTGATATCTGTATGTTTGTTTTGTCTTTTGCTTTCAAATTAAAACAATCCATTTCGTCTGGTGTGAAGTTACAAAGTTGCCTGAGCTTTTCAAGTTCCGGTACTGTAAGGTCACGAATCTTCAAAAATAAACCAATCCTCCTTTCTATTATACACTAACTGTCGGAGAAGTTGCATATTCTGAACCTCCACCTCCGCTAGGCCAACCGTAGTTGATATATACTTCTGTCTTAGAGGCGCCATCCACATACAAAGTGGTTCTTGCCCAGATGCTATGAGTATCATTGTTAGCATATAGTTGCATTGACATATATACGGAATGAACCGTATCTGTCTTAAAAGGGTGGAATGTATCAGCACCTCGTGTGGCAGATGTATTATAGCCATATTGTCCATTTCTATAGTCAAAGTAAAAAGGTATATTTCCTGTGGTTACAAGATGATCATGTACTTCTCCTCCCAAACTAACTTCAGTCAAATTAGTTCCAGGCACCAATGTTCCTCCGCTTGATATAGCTGTACGAACCCTATAAAGCTTGGAGTCATATACAAGATACTCATTAACTGAATATGCTCGTGAAGCAGTATCAGTCTCTTCTACTGGGGCAATTATAGGTGATTGAGCAGAATCGCCGATTCCTGCTTCTATTCTATCCTCTAAGTCATTCATATTAGCAGCACTGAAAGCATCACCCTCCTGAAGTATGGTTCCTTCATTACGCTGAACGTCTACAAGATACGCATCTCCTCCTCCTACGGGTGTGAGCTTTCTTCTATAAGGGTTATCACTTACTCTGTTTTTCCATTCTTTCTTAGTGAAAGCCATCGTCTATCTCCTTTCTTAGCTTAGTGTGTAGCTATTTGTTGTAGCTGTATTTGAGGTTTTATAATGTGGACTTCCTTCATCAGATTCTGAATAGCAGTATGCCGACAAGCTGAACGAATTAACAGTCACAGTATTTCCAGTGACCGTTATTCTAGCACTCAATGTTGCAGTTCCTCGAGAAGCTTGAATATAAGGTACTGATGAGGCAGATACATTAACACTTGATGTTATTGTGAAAGTTTTGGTGGTCTGACCATCTGCTTTTCCTTTGGTATATACATTTTGTGCATTTACATACCTATAGTCATTGCTCGCTCCAAGGTCTTTAGTTCCTCCAGTATCATTAGCAGGAAATGCATAGGTCTCTGTATTGGTATTGGCTACTCCCGTCGTATCTATATACCTGTATGTGTGGTCTTCTCCAAGGTCTGTTGTAGTCTTAGATGTAATAGTCTTGGTATCAGTGACGGGAAGCTTAAAAGGGTGAAATGTACCAGCACCCCGCGCAGAATTTTCATTCCACCCATACTTACCACCCTGATAGTCGAAATAGAATTCGGTACTATTTTGACCACCTGTTTCTAATCTGGATTTTGTGTCATTAATCTCAGTTCTTACATCACTCTCACTATCGTCTGTATTAACGTGAGTTATTTGACCTGAAGTATAGTCACCAGAATCAGGAAGAACATTTCCTGTTCTTCCATTGAAACTATTGACTCCAGCACTCGGTATACTTTCAAATGCTGCTTCTATTCGGTTTTCTAAATCGTTCATCGTAGCTGCATTGAATTTATCACCTTCTTGAGATACAGTTCCGTCATTAAGAGTAATTGTAGCATTTCTAGCATTTTCTCCTTCAAAAGCAACTGTATATCTGCGGGCAAATTCACTTAGTCTGTCTTTCCATGTCTTCTTAACAAAGCTCATATCTCCTTCCTCCTTATATTAGTCCTAATCCATCAGCATACAACTCATCACCGCAATAGTAGAATGCTCCTGTTGTTTTTAGCCACATCCAATAAGCATTATACAGGATTCTTTCTATGTCATTTATTTTCTGGTAGGTGTTTAATGGCATATCCGGAACCTGTGGTGAAGAAGTATAATGGTAAGGACTCTCTCTAATAATTTTAACATTTTCAAGCAAGTTAATAAAGTACGGTATTCTAGGTATTACATTGCGAGACATATCTTCCAGAGGCAATCCAATCCAAGAAGCTAATAATGTTATGTTGTTTTCTATCCTCTCCAGGTCCGAATAATTAAGAGCACCTTTTAGGTCTTGCTGGTATTCTTCAAATTCTTCTTCGGTATTCTCGTGTGCTAATATTACGCGAGTAAGGTATTCAACTCTATCAACATCTGCCTGTGTTCTATCAAATATGCAGTAAAAGTCTATTTCACCATAACTTATGATAGAATTATTAGATGTCATGTAGTTATCAGGCAATCCAAGGTTATTGTTGAATGACATTAAATTACACCCTCCTCTCCTGTATACAGTTCATATTCTTCCTCTTCCTTCGTATACTTGTAATAATCATCAAGTATTGATTTTCCTGCCATTGTCGCGGTGTCTATGAATCCTCCCGTTAGATCCAATGTCCTCTTGGTAAACACAGCACTGTAATCATTGAAATCTTCATTTGGATTCTGTACTATATGGAAATCATTCATATCATTTCCATCAGCAAGCCATTTAATTTTAATGGTAAGATTTAGATTCAAGTATGTAAGCAACTTCTTTGCCAGATCTATGGATGTCTCCATGTTGCAAAGATTCGTCGTATATGTTGCAAACTTTTCTTCTTCGCCTGCCAACAATTTAGGCTGAGTAGCATTAACTGTATTCTGCACTGTTGAATATGCGTATCCGCTTATAACAACCTCTCCTTCGGATGCTACAGCAAATTGCACATAGTAGGGTCTTGCTGTTGTTATAGTTGCTCCTGTAATACTTAAATCTGCATAAGGCTGTGTGAAATATACAGTATAATTTCCTGGTGCGTATTCTCCTCTAGCAATCTCTTTGCTTTCTTCTTCCTTCGTATAGGTTGTATATTTAACCTCTACTCCATATGTGTAATCATTCTTTGTTACAGTTGTAGAGAACTTACTATCTCTTGGTATATCAGGTCTACGAATCTGACTAGTCTTCTTAATTATAATGTTATCCATGTCGTGAGAGTTAATTATACTATTACAAGCAAATAATATCTCATTAAGAGCTTTTCTACAGGACTTAGGTGTAATTGTTCCATACAATGGTTGATTATATGTTTCATTGTCTATTGTGTAATCTGTAAGTCCTAGCACTTCAAATATCTGCTCTATTACCTCGCCAGCTATCTTTCCGTTGTACACTTCTCCTTCATAGAACATATTATCGTCCATAATACCAACATAGCTCTGTGCTGTCATCTTACCTAAATTAGATGATTCTGAAAATGTTTTCAAGTAATACTTTCCAAGTCGTATCTTTTTGCCGTTTACTATCTCATAAGGCAACATATATTGATTCTTCTGGAAGTATTTGTGCATTCCATCAACATTTCCTAAGTTAAGGTCATTAGTTACATCAATTACTCTAAAGGAAAGTGTATCAATGGATAATACTTTTGATATTCGGTCTGTCTCCTGAACTATTGTTCCCTCTTTTACGTTTGTTTCATCCCATGTAATCATAACACCGAAGTAGAATGATTTCATCTTAACATAATGCTGTGGCAATGTGTTCGGGAATTCTACTATTATTTTAGCATACCCAAATACATCTTCTGGGATAAGCACTAGATTAGTCTTAATATCTATATTTACTATCTTAAGTATTTCATCATCTAAGTTGTAGAAAGTTAATCTGGCTTTCAATGGATGAGCATCTATAAACTGCATCATAAATGCGTAGGAAGCATGCTCTCGTGTAAAGTCTATTACGAACTTTGGATCTGTATCATATTCTCCATTTATATCGCTAAGCTGTGTGTTGAAATATGGAATTATATCTGTAACATATGGTCCTTCTTTTTGCGATACGATAGGAGTAAATAATACATCATATGCGTAAAAGTCTGATGCTATCTTCACTCTTATATTAACAGTGGATGCCGCATTCAGTGTAATACTTACTCCGTCTCCATAGTCTTTATATTCTCCGTTATTAACTTCTAAGCAATAAGTATCATCACTTCCACCCAAAGGACATCCACTAATGTACCAAGTCCCAGCGGTTAAAGCCAAATTTCTAGAGTAGTATGCAGGGTTGTGTTCTATTGGAACTTCGCTGGTACTGTTAACAAGAATGGTGCCGTCTGTCGATTCTACAAACAATATTGAATTCTGATTAAGTGTAGCATTAATGAATGTGTAGGCATTATTAGGATCCACAGGCATTTCTGTATTCGTACCATTAAGAATGTTGAAGTTATGCTCAAATGAAAAATATGGTGAACTAACTTCAGTATTCTTATAGATTAACCTATCAATATTCGTCTGTTGCTGCTGACTATCTGTGGTGCTGAATGATGCATCTTCTTTTGCTGTAGTATCTTCTATATTATAGTCAACATAGAAATTGGTAAATCTTTCATCCATAGTTTATACCTCAGCTCTTCTGGTCGGTGTTCTTCTTGGAATCATTGCTGTACATTTACATGAAAGTCCTTTGTATCTTGTGCCGTCCTCATCAATTAAAAGTATCTGGTCCTGTACACTTGAGAAGTACGCATTAAATGCCACGTCATCATGTGGAAATATTACTTGGTGATAAGCAGTTGGTTCTGACAGCACATCAAACAGTTTGTTATATAAGGCTCTGTCATAGCAAGCTATTTTCATATCATAATTATGATATGTTCCAATTACTTCTCTGTGCAAATGTCCATCTTCTGAACGATAGGCGTACTTATCAAGAATATCAGCACGCCTTTTTAGTTCAGTGATTGCTACCGGATATTGAACTCCATCAATAATTAAATACTTTCTTACCATATTACATACCCTCTATTATTTCTGTGTTATATCCTTGTCTGTGCATCTCGTCCATCATTTTTGGTAACATAAGTCTTGCAAATGTCTCTCCGTCTAATTCCATTGTAACATTATTTACACCAGGATTCATATATTCATCCATAACTGTTCTGAATGCATCCAACATTGTTGCCAAAGGTGTTTCAATATTAGTTCCATTTGTCTGGTCACCTAATACTGCAAGGAACTTATTATTGGGTGGTATAACTGCTCCTGTTGCGAGCTCTGGGAATCTGAATGCACTCATTCCTAAGTTATCTTCGAAGTGCATTATCTCAAGTCTCGGCATGAAGCCTCCACCGCCTCCGCCACCACCTTGTGATGAGCCTCCTCCAAATGTACCAGAGCTTCCACCATGACTATTACCAGATGAAGAAGTATGACTTCCTCCTCCGCCAAGTCCTTCAACCTGTGAGGCAAGCGCAATTACTTCTTCAAGTTCAGCTATAAGCTCTTTAACCTTGTCTATCATCTTATCACAAGATTCAATAACAAAGTCTTCAACCTTCTGTGCGAAATCAGTAACATCTTTGTGAGTAGCTTCAGCAACTTCCTTAGCAACCTTGTGGACTTTCTCGAACTGTTCCTTCCACTTTTCTTCTTTGAACCAAGGAACAACTTTGTTATCCCACCAGTCTTTCATCTTCTCGTCCCACCATTTCATGAGTTCTTCCCATTTCTTGTTGCGATTAGCCTCCCAAGGAATAAACACATCTGCATTCCATTTCTCAGGTGTGAACCATATAAGTACATGACTATCCCACCAAGTCTGCATCTGCTCATCAAAGTTTACGAAGAAGTTTACGAAGAAGTCATTTATAGCAAGTAATATATTATCTTGTAACAATGTGGTCCAGGTATCATAACTGAAATATGTTTCTACCAATGATTGATACCAGGCATCCATGCCAGCTGTTACACCCTCTAAATTGGTGTTTATTTCTTCCGCCATAGTTCCAACAGCTTCTGATGTCTCTGCTGATTTGTCTTCTACTCCACTTAATGAAGTATTAGTGGTAATTGAATAATCATCTACACTTTGCGTAGCCTGAGCCATCTTATCCTGATTCTGCTTTGCAAATATTGATGCTCTTTCTGCAGTTGTCATGAACTTATCATTCATGCTATCTGTAGATGCTTTTGTGGTATCAGCAACCTGCTTAATTCCATTATTCATTTCAGTGTTACGAAGGTTCTGGGCTGCCATGAACAAATCCCATTTACCATTATAACCTTGAAGTCCAAGAGCCGCCAAATCTAATGATTCTCCATTCTTCTGTGCGAACTCTTGCATCTTTCCAATAATAGCATCAATCTGCTGTCCAGTAAATTGCCCAGATTCTGCAAAATATTTCAACTGGTCTGCATTATATTGTACACCTTCACCAACTAGCTTGAACTTATACTGCAAATCTTCATATACGCCACCCATTTCATCAAATGCTGAAATAGTTCCATCACGTATAAGGTTTAATTCTTCCATGAAGCTGTCAAATCCTAGTGCCTTCTGTAAAGGTTCTGGTAAGATACTTGCTATTGCTGCTGCAACTTCTGCGATGGCTTGTGCGAATCCTGTTATTAGTGCATCTATGAGTCCGTGTCCACCGAATATGAGTTTAGCTACATCCCACCAATCAATACCAGAAAATGCTGCTTTAAATATCTCTGTAAAGAATGTAATTAATGCCGTTATGATTGCTGTAGGCTCTAATGAAAGTAAGAATCTTACTCCTGCATTTATAACGTTTGCTAACATGGTTCCTACTGTGGTTCCTAAGGATTCACCATTTAAGGACTTACTCTGGAACGCATTCTGTATGAATATTTTTAATTTCTTACCAAGCAATTCCCAATTCGCATTCGTAAAGAATTCTGAAAGTTCTATCAATGGTGCTTTTAATAGCATGCTTACTGCTGTTCCGATTTTCACTGGGTCTATTGTCTGAATTGCTCTATTAAACATTTCAGCTATCTTGCTACCAAGTAAGCCTACCGGATATCTTTCAAAGAATCCAATGACAGTATCTGCTAATCCATTAAGTAATAATCCTAATGTATGTCCGAGTAGACCCCAATCAAATGTCTCTATACCTTCTCTAATAAGTGTTCCAAGCCACCTACCCATCTGACGCCAATCTAACTGGTCTATGAAACCATAAGCAAACCTTAATGCTGTATTGAGAAGTTCCGCAATAAAATGTCCAATGTCCTTTGCTAACTTCTCATCGCTGAATATTTTATTAAGCTTATCAGCAATTTCTCTTCCAAGCTTTTCTGCCATATTCTTGATATAGTCCCAATCCCATTCAAGTCCATCTAATGGAACTTCTTCTAATCCGAAAGGACTTCCGGCACCTCCGCCTCCGCCACCTCCTAGATAATCTTCTAAATTAGGAAGTTCAAGTTCTGGCATCTCTGCTAACTTTGCCTGTATCTCTTCAACATCTTCTAAAGCAGCTACTTCATCTTCGGCTGTCTCTATTCCTAATACATTCAAATCATCAAATGCTGCTAATTTGTTGTTAGCTTTCTCTTGTGCCTTTGCTAACTTTTCTGCCGCTTTTGCCTGTTTCTCTTCTGCCTTAGCTTGATTCTTTGCATTCTTTTCAGCAGCAGCTGCTTCTTTCTCAGCATTGCTCTTTGTTATTCTCTCTACTTGCTTATCATATTTCTCTTGTGCTTTCTTAACGGCTTTCTCATATTTTTCCTGTGCCGACGTTCCTCCGCCACCACCTTTATTAAGACTTGCTGCATAGTCGGTTGATTTGAAGGTAGCTTTCATATAAGACTTAGCACCAGTTAACTTAGCAATAAACATTCCTACCATCGTTATAACATTTGCTAGTTGCTGCATAAAGCTGCTGAGTATTGGTGCTACTACTGTAAGAAGTGGAGCAAATGCAGTTGCTACAGAACCTTTTACTAAGTTCAAGCTTGATGTAAGTTGTGTCAATGCCACATTAACTGCGTTAGCACCATTATTGAATTTCGCCATCGTCTGGAATCCAGATATCATAGCACTTCTTAATTTATTAAATAAAGAAGTTATGGTAGCAATTCCTAGTCCATAGGATAGTACCTTGCGTATTCCATATTTTAATTTATCTCCAAAACTCTGACCGGCACTTCCAGCACCCTTAATCTTTGAAGTAAGCTGCTGAAACTTGTTCTTTAATGTATCTACAATATTACCAATTCCTGATATACGGAACATTGCATTAGCAAATTGTCCAAAGTGTGAAATACCATTCTTGATAGAAGTTGTTAACCCTGTGAAGCTTGTCGTTGCCTTGTTTATTGCTTCGTCGTCACTCTGAAAAGCAGTAACTTGCTGCTTAACTTTGTTGTTTAAATCTTCTAAGCTAGCTGTTCCTGCTTTTAATCTTGAATTCTCCTCTTCTGTAAAAATAATAGGAGTATTATTAAGTTCTTCTAAATCAGTTTTAAGTGTACGTAATAATGCCTGATAATGGTCGATGTTAGCTTCAGCTTCTCTCCACTCCTCAGAATTGGTAGAAACATGCTGGTCTGCCAATGCTTTCTTTGCCATCTGCGCTTCTAATAATTTTTGACGTGTGGTAGCAATTGCAGCATTGGTAGCATCAAGTTCCTGTTGCCACTCTTCTGCTCCAAGTTTTTTCTGTGACAGCCTATCTACCTCGTCTCCGACTTTACGTACTTCCGATTGAGTCTTTGTCATAGTATCTAGAAGTTTTTTATGTGCATTATCGAGCTTGCTCGTATCCACATTATTTAATATCTTGGATACCTCTGATGATAATTTCTTTGCTTGGGAAGTAACATCTTCTACGGATAAGCCTACACTTAATTGAACATCACCGTTAGTGCTAGTCATTACCCCACCTTTCTATGATTAAACTCCACTATTCCACAAGGACATAATCTCTTCTTCAGCTTCTTTATCAGCGAGACTCTTGTTATCCCAGATGAAATATTGTGGGTTATCACTTCTAAATTTTTGTTCGTGTTTTTCTAATTTCTTGCCTTCCATTATCTTGTTTCTAATACCTACTATAGTAGCCAATGGACTTTCGCCTATTGCTAAGTAATACCCCATAAAAGTCCACCAGTGCAAGTATTCAAGTGTTCTAATCTCTGTATTGGCAACCTTATTTACTGCCGAAGCAATTAGTTGTTGGTCGCCTTGCCAATCAATTAATTTTCTGTGCTTATTTGCACCTACACCCGTGTCATCACCGCAGTTGAAGAACCAATACATCTTTTTAACTGCTTCGTTTAATTGAGCAAAGTGCGTTAAATCTTGTAAACTATTAAAGTCTTCATAAAAGATTATTAACGCACTGTATACTCTTTCTTCTTCATTAAGTTCTATATCATTCATTGCGGCGAAGCAATCTAAAACCATTCTATAATCACCTTTATTAGTAATAGCTAAAGATTGCTCGCCTATCTCAATGGAGGTCGGTATCTCAAACATTATCTACCTTTCGTATATTTAGAAGTATGCTTTTTCATTCTATCTGCCATCTTCTTAAACTCTGAATTGATATTTGCTTCGTACAGCTTAGTTAATACATCAATAATATGTTCGAATCTGAATTCTCCATTAAATGGGTCAAACATTGAACCGCTTGGAGCACACATTTCGGATACATTGCTATCAAAAATTTCATCAAGTATCTGCCTCATCTGTATGTCTATTTTCATAAGGGACTGTGAAATCTTTGTAATAGCTTTTTCATCCTTGGTATCATCTTTATCCAGCTGCTTTAAAGAAGCTTCCTGAGATAACTTCTGTAGCTTAGGATACAGATTATCAAGTCGAGTAATAATACTCATATCCGATGTATTAAGTTCTAAATAACGATTATTGTCACCGTCTATTCTAAATCTCTTCTTGCGTGTTGCAGATAAGTCTATATCTCCGTCAAATACCTCTGTTTCTGCTGCCGATGTATTATTTACTAACTGCTCCTCTTTCTCCGCAATTTTCGTGTTGGTAGTGTTATTTGCAACCGTCTGTGCGTCTATGTCCATAATCTTTTTTCTATAAGCCATGTTGAATATCCTCCTATTCGTTATTTCTCAATCAAATGCTAACATCAGGTGTAAAAATAAAGTCATCTGCCAGCTTGTTTACTGTTCCAGAAGTAATCAAGTTAGAGAAGTGAATCTCCAAAGGCATCTGAACATAACTTGAACCACCTACTGATGTAGGAATTATTGAGCACTGGTCATGTCTAACTGCTTCATAACCATTAGTTGCATCACCCATGAATCCTGAGATTACATATACATTGAATGCCTGGTTGTAATCTGTAATTCTATTGTGAATAAGTGCATCATACAAGTATGCAGAAATCTTTGAACCACCAATAATGTTTGAAGGGTCAAGTGTCTGCTGAGGCTCTGTCTTATTAACATCTGTATAAGTAATTCCGAGAATGTCTGTCATTGTCTCAATGTCTGCATTAAGCTCAATACTTGAATCCTCTACTCTAGTACCAAGTACCTCTCTATTCTGCTCTCCTGAGTAATATGTACCCTGTGAGAATGTAGGTGCTACTGAACCTGTAAGCTGTGTGTAAACACCATCAATTCTTTCATAGTAACTTGTAAAATTAGTTGCCCAATCTGCAGGCTCAGCTGTGAGTTTGGTATATTCCATCCACTCAGCTACTGTGACTAGGGTTTTTCTTTCGGCTCTTTTGCCCTTATCGAGATTTAACTGTTTAGGCATATCATTTTCCTCCTTTAATTATTCCATAACATTTTTGATTTATCCAAATAGTCTATCTGTATCGATATACTATATTTGGCAAGTACCGGGTTTGCTTGAGTATCTACACCATTAAGTCTAGGATTCTCAGTGGCTGTTCCAATTCTCTCTACTACGCAATCTGGTCCGAAGTTTGGGAAGTTCTTCAAATCCTGCTGTTCCTCTATCCACTGTATTAAAGATTGCACATCTAAATATTCTTCTACAGATTCATTAGCTGTAATTTGGTATCTCGCCATTTCCTGATACGCTATTGAACGATAGTCAATTATTGTTAATGTAAATCTTTTATCTACAGACCCATCTATATAGGGTGTATTTAAAGTCTTCTCGTTTGCCTCGGTAATGAATTGCTTATCCTCATCTGTAGCATTGATAAAATTGAAATACAGTGCTGAGTCTGCTACCTTTGGACACGTTAATAAATATTCTATTGTTGCTTGTGTCTTATCAACCGCCATTATCTCTTGCCCTTCTAGCAAGTATGTCATGTACTTGCTTTACAAACTCTTCACGCTTTTCCGCCATCATTGCTTCATCCCAGTGTCTACTTGCCTTGGCTTTGGTATACTGTAGTTGTTTTCCTGTTGGATGTTTTCGTCCATTTTCGTCTGGTAAACTGAACCAGCCAACCACTATACCATTCTCTATAATAGGTATATTTAATCCATATACTTCGCCTTCATAATGATAATGTGCATATGGTGCGGTATAACGAACATGCTCCGGTGTTACTTCTAAATTGCTTAAGTCTGTTCCAAATGGTACATAGGGATCCATCATCTTTGCAAATAAGTTGTGAATCTCTAACATTGCTTCATCATTTACAACTTCATCTAACTTTGCTTGTATGGCTCCTTCATCTATATGTACCTTTGTAACTATTGACTTACCCATTTTATTCACCTACCACATAATAGTGCTTATCGTTTCTACCAATGCCTGTGTTATCTGTAAATCTCTGCACTACAATACATCCTTGAAGGCGTTTATATTTGGCAATTAAGTCAGTAGATCTGTGGTCTTTAACAAGTTCATCAACTTCATCATTTACATTACCTTTGATAATAATATCTCCAGGTCCTAATGTGAAATATTTCTGCATCTCGTCATTTGGTAATGCTTCCCACAAATACCTATCCATATATCTATCATCCTTAGGAATTCTACATATTGTGGTATTTGTTTCCAACTCTACCTGACCCACTGTCACCTTATTGCCGGTGTATTTCCAGAAACAAGTGTCTACCGTATGTCTTATCCAATGTACGACCTTTGTTACCGGGTCTTTATACTGATTATAAATTGTTAAGGATGTATCCCACCATATTGGATAACTCATATTATTCACCTGGGTAAAGTCCTCTATATAGAACTTTCCTTCCTAATTCATTCACAACACCATTTAGATACAGCCTTACGGTATCACCCATTTCCTTTTTCAACTTATCAAATAATTCGCTAGCACTTACTACGTTATAACTAATTGAAACTCCATCATTAGACCTAGATGCAATTGCTGCTGTAGATTCGGTAGCCATTTCTCCGCTTCCTTCTCCAGCAGACATTGAAGCTTGTCTTTCCTGAGCCATGTTTATCAATTTATACATACATTGTTTGAGCTTGGCGGGATAAACAGTATCCATCTGTAACCGGTTGAATGTGTACCAGTCTATAATTGCCTCAGCCTCAAACTCGAAATCAGTGAAGGCGGTCTCATTTAATGTACCACCCATATTCTTATATTCATCATATGTTAAATACATAAATGCTACCGCCTTTCTAAGATAAACTCAATTTAATATAACGTTGTTATCAGCCAAGTGAAATGATCTGTGCGATCGGGATTGCCTTGTCACTGATGTATTCCTTTGCTCCAGCTTCATTGCTGTTAACAAGCTCCCAGTTAGCACCCATCTTAAGCTCTGCATTTGTGGGTGAAAGTGTAGCCATGTAAGCCTTTGTGAAGGAAATACCATAAGGTGCAAAGCACTTTCTCTGACGTGAGTAAAGTGTGTCCTGACCACCGTTTGTCTTAGGATCTCTGAACATCTCGTAAGGTACCTTAGCCTTGCAATCTGTATACTCAATAGCTCCATCACCAAATACATAAGTTGTATAAGATGTAGCTACTTCTGCAGGTGTGTCAGTTGCTGCTGTAAGTGTTCCACCTGCTACGCTTGTTCCAACACCTTCAGATGCTGTAACAGGAACGCCTGCACCATACTGTCCAGATTTCTCTGTAAGTGTAAGAACTGCTCCATCACGTGTTACTGTGTATGTAGGATCACTTGCAAGTGCTGCTGCAAGTCCTGTTGCAACTGCTGTTGCTGTCTGTGTTCCAGCTACTGTAAATGAGCCACTTGCTACTGTGTATTTCTCACCTGTTGCAGGGCTTCCACCAACTGTCACTGTGTAAACACCAGCTGTCTTCTCAACTTCTGCTGTAGGCATTGAATCGTCGATAAGAACAAGTCTACCATTGAGTGTAGCCAAGTTGAGTTCTCTCTCCATGCCGTTTGCATCGTTGAATTTCAAATAAACAAGTACCTTAAGGTTCTCAAGGTTTGTTGCTACCTTTGAGTGCATAATTGCCATTGAGAACTTACCTTTGTTATCTCCACAAGCCTTCTGGATCGCTGTGTTGAGTGTAGTTGCATCCATAAGTCCAACCTTACCCTCACTATTGGTAAGTGCTGATACATCATGTGTATGCTTCTTTACGAACTTAGCACCTTCGGGGTCTGCCATTGCAAAGATACCCTGCATAATGCAAACGATTGTATCCTGGTCGATTTCATCCCAATACTCTGAAATCTGCTGTGCTACGTTCTCCATGAAGTCAACTCCACCTGTAATGTCATATGAGAAGTCTTTCTCTGTCCATGCGTTTGCACGACCAACAACTACTCTGGAATGACTAAATGTCTTTGTTGACTGTGATGTAATATCTGTCTGTCCATCATAGTTCAAAGGCACTGAACCTGAAATAAGTCCTGTTAAAGGTGTTGTAATGTAGTTTCCACCTACCTGGTCTGACATTGCTGAAGCCAAGTCAGGTCTCTGTCTAATTGCACTTGATTTAACAAGTTCATTTAACTTGGTGTTCGGTATTCTATCTACATACTTCTGAAATACCTCACCATTAAAAAGTTTCGCATCAAATAATGGCATAATATTTTCCTCCTCTTTTAATTAAAAAATCTTTTTAAAAACCTACTGACATATCTGGGTTTTCGTTTTTTGCCTGCATCATTTCTGATAAAGACATTTTTGGTGCGGGGTTTGTTGCCCCTGGTGTTGGGTTACTAAATTTCGGCTTTGGTGCTTCAGGCTCCGGTGCAACTGGTGGTTCTACCTCTGGTGCTTTCTCATAAAAAGTATTCTTATAAGACTCAGCAAACCTGGAATCGAAATCCTCCATACCTTCAAGCTCGCCTTTTCTATTAAAGTCAACATCCTCTGAATCTATCAGCTTTTCAATATAAAACTGCTTTGCTGCTTCACTGGTAAATTCCTTGGTTGCTGCGTACTCTTTAACCGCGAACTCCCTAGCCTGTCTTGAAAGCTGTTCCTCATACGCTTCTGCATCTTCGTTGTATCTTTCCTGCAATGCTGCAAGTTGCTCAGATACATTTGCCAATGCTTCTGCATCGTTACCAGCTTCCTGAAGTCTCTGTGTCAATTCATTGACATCGGCTTCTCTCTGTGCAACTGCCTCGGTAAGTGTTTCAATCTGCTTCTCAAGTGATTCCATTAGTCCTTCATGCTTTCCAACACTTAGATAATTTCCTTCACTCAGGTCTGCAAATTTTGCGCCTTTACTTGAAACAATTTCATTAAACTGCTCAAGTGTTAAAGGTCCTTCAGCTTCCTTAAAGATGTCTTCAATTTTCATAGTACAAATCCTCCTACATTGTTTAAATCTGTTTTGTTTAAATGTGGTTTACAGTGTCCACTCAATGTGCGTTCTTTATATGCCTTTACGCTGGGCTTTATATAAAAGCATTAACTGCTAATATACCTTACTTTGTTGCTTTTGGTGTACAAGAATTAAGTCTTGTCTCTACACCATCGACACGTTTTTCTATCATGTCAACTCTTCCTTCTAATACTGGCATTCTCTCTACCACACTATTATGCTTTTCTACTGATTTACGCAGCTGGTCAATTTTTTCATCAGTTAATTCTCTACCAGTTGCCACTTTTACTTCCATTGATTTGTTGGATGCTACATTAGATATTACGATTCCCATTAAAGCCAATAAACCTGTGATGCACGCACTAATAATTGATTCCATACCTTTCTCCTTTCAATGAAAATGCAAATACCGACTACCAGCAGTTGCAACTGATAGTCGGTATTCAACATGGCAAAAAGGACCGTCGTCCTCTTCATAAATATTTTAACAAATATACCAATATTGGTAAAGTACCTAACCTAATAAATTTACTAGGTTTGAGTATATTTATAACTTAATTTGTCTATAACCGGATACTTGAATTCTCGGGGTCTGAATTTTTAATCCGCATTCATCTGAGAACTGCTTATATTGCTTTGTAAATTTATCGACTCGTGCCTGATATTCTTTTGCTAGCTCTTCATCTCCAGATGCTACTGCGGCAACTTGTCCATCTTTTGCTTTACGTATTGCAGTTTCATATTGCCTCTGCTTCTGTGTGCAATCGTACATAGTTAGATGCTTACCATTTGGTAGAGTATATCCTTCTTCGTTTCTATCCAATATTTCCTGAAGCTCTTTCTTACTGTAATTTGGATTAGCAAATCCAACTATTATGGAATATGTGAAATGCCTACAATTTAATGTTCCAATGTGTCTGTCAAAATGACTGAACACTTCTCCATCTACATCCTTAAAGGGAACATTTGCATCTCCTTGTAGTTTAGCATATTCTTCATTAGTAAACTGATGCCCTTGAACTGGTGCGTGGTCTAATGCTGGATACTCATGTACTGTTATTTCTTTTCCATCTGCCCCATATTGCCTACCAGTTTCATCTTGCACCGCCTGATTTATAGCACGTATTCCATCTAATATATTTCGCCGTACTGCGGTATCCATCCTTTGACAATAAGTTCTACCAGTTTCTGTATTATATACTGCATATTTCAATCCACTTTCACCTAATTGCTTCACAGTTCTTCTAACTGCGGTATTATAATCTATCACACCACTTTGCGCTGCCTGCACCGCTTCATCTATTACAGAGTAATAGGTTTGCGATATAGATGTAGGTCTCAGTATTTGTGGGTTTCTAAAGTCTCTTATCATAAATGCTTGAGATTTAGCCATGTTAACATAGGTACCAGCAGTTTGGTTGGCAATTGCCTTTACTATATTCATTAAAGGTTTGTTCTGCGTTATTGGGATAAATGGTAGCATTCTATAATCATAAAAAGGTCTTGCATCTTTATAATTATCTAATGCTACCTCTCTTATTATTCTTTTTATATCCTGTACTTGTAGTCCAGTTTGTCTAGCTATCTCTTTATTTATTTTTCGTACGTCGCTACCCGATTTCAGCAGTCGTGTAAGTGAATAAATATCGGAAGGAGTAAGAGTACCAATCTCTTTTATCCTCTCACAGATAACTTTGATCACGTACTCATTAATCCTTTCCTGTCTTGCTATGATTGGTTGTACCAATTTTTCGATAGCTTCTTCACTAAGCTTTTATACTCCTTTATGAGGTTTTGGTATATTGGATAGTAACTACTCTCACATAATCTTCACTCGACCTAAATGCCATTAGTTTTAAAGTTCCATTTTGAATTGAAGCATTAAACGCTTTAACATTATAAGGACTATCCAAACAAAGAACGTTTACCAATGTTGAAATATTACTACAATCTATGTTTGTTTCAAACCAAGTTTGAGAAGTAAGTGTCTGCTGAGAGCCTAAATCAACAGTCTTCTGATAAATAGGTTTACCATCAATCCAAGTTCCCACAATCTTCTCAGTTGTACTATAATCTGTATCTGAACCTATTGAGATAGCGGAATCTGTGGTTTTGGTGTAGTTGACTACAAATGTTGCAGACACGTCACTTCTATCATACAGTGTTGAGAACCAAATATCTCCTGTATCTTTCTCATACCAAGCACCCATGAAACCTCTAGTCGCAGATGATGAAATATAAAAGCTGTGTCCAACATCAACCATTCCAGTATCTATATTCGGGATATCTGAGGATATACTAATATGTCCTTGGTACAAATAACCGTCATTTCCACTCGTATAAGTTCCAATCTTGCTAGTCGCTGAAATTGTCTTGGTAAGAACTTTCTGATACAACGGTTTCCCATCTATCCACTGTCCAATCATCTTTTCATCAGTGCTATATAAATCACCTTTACTGAATTTATTTGCCAACATTTCGGGCATACCGCCAAGATAAGGAAGTATCTCACCGTAAAAATCAGCTAGGTCTTGTTTAGTTACTACTCTGTTTGGATTTTGTACGCTCATTTTTATTTACCTCCTTTTCTTAATCGGTTGTTTTGGTGTAACGGATAACGGCTGAATCATAAGTTCTTCCGACTTGTGTTCCTAAAACCGTTACATTTCCATTGGCTAAAACCTCAACTTCTCTAATTGAAGCCATATTATTACGTTGAAGTCCCGAATTATAATAGTATACATCTATAGCAATTACTTCTTTACAATTAGGAATATTTGTTAATACAACCCAAACATCTAAGTGTTGTATAGGACAACTCAAACCCGTGAATACTTTCTGATAAACAGGTTTTCCATCTATCCACTCGCCAACTATCTGCTCATCCGTACTATACTTAATAAACTCTTTTCTTGTAGTCACTGCGGGTAACGGTGTAACTACATCATCCATATCCCCACTCTGTAAGTTATCTGTGGATATTACATCACTAGTTATGTCTATTCCATCACCTGCTGTGTATGTAGTTCCACCACCGCCACCTGTTTCTAATTCACGCCACTTGCCTAGTGTTGGGTCTGTGGTGTTTGTACTATCGTATTGGTAGTTCTTCTTTTCGGCAGTAACATAAGCCAAACATCCGTCATATAAGTCAGCTGCGGGTGTTGCTACCATGTCTGATATGCTGGCGTATTTGGTTCTCGCATCAAGAGGTTTACCACCTTTGTACGAAAAATTATCGGCTACATTAATCGACATTGTTTACCTCCTTTCTTATGCGAATGTTACGCTATATCCACTGACTGTGGTTGCGTCGGTTAATACATATCTGTAATATGCTACGCTCGTGCCATTCTGTGTATAAGTCTGTTCTGTGCGAGTAAAACTATCAAATAAGCTGAATCCATTGCCGTCCTTGATGCTTGTGAGAGCTCCAAGGGACTTAGGATAAGCATAACATATTCTTCCTGCGGTTACTGTGAAGCTGTATGTGCCACCCTTAGCAGTACCCAACGCTGTAGTGAGTGCTTCAACGGTTGCTTCGTCGGGTGTAAGACTAGCCACTGCTCCATAGAACTTATTGTAATAGAAATTGATGCTGGCTGTCTTAGTAACCGATGTATCAACGTCATCGCTCTTAGTGTAAGTCACTATTGCCTTAAATGTTGTTGTATCTGTTGTGGGTGTAGCCATCGTGTAACTCCAGCTTCCTGTTACTGTGCTGTTAATAGTGTCGGTCTGAAGAAGTGTATTTCCTTCATACCAAGCTATTGTCTTAATCTTCTTGGCTGTACCCATATTAGTTACTGCCAATGTAAGCGTCTCTGTGTAGCTTCCGCCATACGCTACATTTCCACTCTTGCTAAGCGTAAAGTTCATTGTAGGTGCAAGTTCGGATATTAGCAACTTCTGCACAAACTCTGTAAACGTTGTTCCCTGAGCGACAGTTGTTCCACTTGGTATCGCACCTACTGCTGTGTTACTTACTACATTAGCTGCGAGTGCGTCATCGTCGTATGTCCAAGCCACATCATAGTCATCCTCGGACTGCTTTATTAAGTGCTGTCCAGCAGTTCCTCCTGTCGGTACTCCAGGTCCAGCGGGTCCAGGAACTCCCTGCGCTCCCGTATCACCTTTATCACCCTTGTCACCTTTAATTCCCTCTGTAGCCATATGAACTATAAGTGAATACGGAGGATTGCCTTCAGCTGTGTACCTATAAACAGGATAACCAATTGGTGTGGTAGGATCTTCTGGGTCGTAGTCCATCTGCATTACCATAAACATAAGTCCAATTTCCGGGAAGTCTAATGAACTAAATTCACTAATATCGTTATACTGTTTATAAATCAGGAATGGATATCCATCGTCACCTTTAGGTCCTTGGATACCCTGAATGCCTTGCTGTCCTTGCGCACCTGTTTCTCCTTGTGGTCCTTGTAATCCTTTATCGCCTTGTATACCCTGCTCACCTTTTTCGCCTTTAAGTGTTAATAACCACTCTGACTGTGTGCCTTCAAACCCATTGTCTACCGCTATCTGGTAAGCACTTTCTCCTGGGTCTCCTTTTAATGCTCCGGCACCTTCCAAGGAAGCTTTGGTATATGCTTCAGATACTGCTATGGCTTTTTTCATAGCTTGTTCTGATTTCATAGCCATTTTGTTCTACCTCCTTCTTATAACCAATTCCATGTTCCATCTGATTTTCTAAATGCCATTTCACCAGCTGCTGTCATCACGTCACTTCCTAAAGACATCCTAACACCTTGAGGAAGTCCCATTATTTCAGCACCTGGTACGACTTCTGCCTTAGTGTCCGCAAATAAACTTGCTTTCACAGATCCGTCTGCATTAACGCTATAACTTTCACAGATAATCATTTATTTCTCCTCCTTATTTTTATTAAATGGGAAGTCGTTCTTTTCCTTGTTGCTGTCTTCTGCTTTGTTTTTGTTGTCATTAGGCTTATTATTAAAAGTTCTACGATTATTACCAAAACCGCCTGTGAACTGTCCCATCATATCATTATCCATGTTCTCTGCAGCTTCACTCTTAAGATCCTCAAGTGCCTTCTTTGCCTGTCTCTCTGTCTCACCGAAGTACCATTGTCTAAGTTCAAGCTTTGACATAAGTCCTTGCTGCATAAGTGCCATTCTCTTATTAAGCTCTTCGTTTACATCAACTAATATACTATCATCCCATTCAAAGTTGACATCATACTCACCAGGAGGTGTTATTTCATACAAATCACATAATGCATTTGTTGCATAAATAACATCTTTTAATGCCTGCTCTAAGGACTGCTGAATGTCCTGGTTTGCTTGATAACTTCTTTGCTTTAATATCTTTAATTCTGTTGCTGTCTTTGCTTCTGTACTCGCATCACTAATTGTGCCTCTTGAAAGACCTGTTACGTCTTCTATTCTCATTAAGATAGTATTAAGTCCGTCTTTAAAGTTCGCATCTCTTAAACTTGGTGCATAAGGACTAAACAACTCACCATCATTAGTGTTAATATCTACCTGTCTGTATAGTCTTTGCTGTCCTTTACCAAGTTTGCTCTTTCCTCTGTCACTGTTATCGGTATCAGCTATCCATTGGAATGCATCTCTATCAACATCTAATGCCATCTCACCGGCTTCGTATTCCCATAAAAGTCTGCTGTACTGCATATCTGCATCCTTAATAAGTGAAATAGCTCTTGCAAAGGCACTAACACCTAATGGACTTGTCATATCAATTATGTTAGCATCTGGCATCTTAAAGTATGCAAACAATGGTTTTGCTACATCTGTAATAACTATCTCTGGCTGCAATGCTGACCACTCAGGAACTTCTGTTAACGGTACTTCCTTACCAAAATCTCCATCTACGTCGTTATTCAATGATGCTGTGTTGCTACTTCTGTATGCCTTATTGATAATTGTAAGTTTGTTATTCTCCCATTTATGATACTCAAGTCTTCTATAAACGTACTGTTTATCTACCTTAGGCTGTACGAATGCTGCTTCTGTTATGTTACCGTTTGCGTCAAATGCTAATGGGTAGAAACAATCAGCTCTTATAAAGTCATATTCAATACTAGGAACTACTTTGGATTTGTTCTCCTGTTTAGGTTGCTCCTGTGTTACAGTATCTTCTGGTTTCTCTTTGCCATTAAATACTGCTTTATCAACTGCTTCATTCTTTAACTGCTCGTCAGTCTTTTTTGGTGCTTCCTGGTCAACTGGCTCAACTCCTTTGTTGTCCTCAGTGCTCTCTATTGTCATTTCCGTATAGTACGGTTTAATAATAAGTCCACCAAGTGCAATACCATATTCAAGCTGTGTTCTTAAATGCTTCTTTAGTTTCGTGTACTGCTCATTTAAGAACTCTGCCCTGCTTGTATCTGTCTTGGGTTGTTCCTTTGTTATCTTAGGACTTACAATTATTGGAACTTCTTCACCCCATTCATTTATCTGTGTATCGGGAGGATTTTTATAGTCCGGATTAGGAACTTCTACTTCCTCCATTGGTGTAGTAATTTCACTTTTGAATTCAAGCAATGCTGTTCTTGCCTTCTCACTTGCTATCATTGCCGGAAGTCCTAACGAAACAATTCTAATTGGGTCGTTGTCATCTGGTTCATGTAGCCAAGGTGCCTTGTTCTTATACATCGTATTCCACAAGTTAATGGCTTTTTCCATGTCAGATGAAATAGCAACTGTTACATTGAGTTTTGATTCAATCGTATTTGCTCCTAACATCTTTTGTATCCCTTCCTTTAATTTTCCAATAATACTTTGCCATAAGGACATTTTTATCCTCCTGATATGCTTATTACCACCTAGCAAATTTCTATTTTTATCTGCCATGTAGTAATTTATACATAAATCAATTAAAAGTGCTTAAAAACGTAAAATATTAGGTTATCCTTTTACCCACTTTCCACCTGTAAATCTGTAACCTTTGGCTCTAAGTGCTGCTGCTATTTTAGAACGTTCACTTCCTGTTGCTTCTGCATAAGCACTTCTAAGTCCGGATACTGTTGTTGGTACTCCGCCTTTAATAGGTTTGCTGTTATCTCCGGTAGCACTTGTATTAAGATTCATATAATTTGCTTTTTTATTTGTATGACTCTCATGGAACTGTCCTATTTCATTTCCATTTTTATCTCTAAATGCGTAATGTGTTGAAATAGCATCGTTGCTAAGTTCATGCACTGTAAGGTCTGAGCGTCCTGTCATTTCTTTTGCTGACTTCAGTCCTTTCATTACGTTTCCATCTACCTTATATTTCTTACGTTCAAAATTACCGGACGTAGGAGTTGCAGCTTTGTTTGATCTAGCTTCTTCGTCTGTAACTCTAGGAGCTCCGTTCTGAGCTGTCTTTCCAGCAGCTGCATTCTCTGCCGGTTCATCAATTCTATCTTTCTTCCAGTCGTAACCTTCACCTTTTTCATCAGACTTCTTAAGAACACTTCCTTTAAAAGTTTCTTCCTTAGCCTTAGGCTTGTTCTGTTCATTTATTTTTGCAAGCCTGTCTTTGATACCTTGCTCATGCTCCTTTGCAAATGCATCACGTTCCTCTTGTGTATCTGTTCTATCCTGTTTCCAGTCATGCATTTCAGGTTTCTTACCTTCTACATCCTTAACAGCACCTTTTCCTTCTTCTATATGTCCTTTAGATGCTTCGCTCTTGCCAGTGTCTCTTCCGCCAGTCTTTTTAATATCGACAATTTCTCTGTCACCATTTTTATACTTGTTATAAGTACCTTCATATGTATTTCCGTCTTTGTCATACATAGTTACTTTTTCATCATTGAAATCTTTATGTGCCATGCTTGAAAGGTCTGCTGAATCAAGCTCTAATCCTTTCTTCTTAAGATTGCTGTTAAGGTCATTTGCTGTTTTACCTGAAGTTGTAGAAGTATCTACTTTCTTTTTCTTTCTTCCAGCTGATTTAAACTTGCTGCCTTTTGCCTTAGGCTCTGCCCCACCACGAACTGTGTAATTCTCATAAATAGGTACATGAACACCATTACGTGTTATCCAACCTTGTACTTCACCTTTACCTTTAGCCATCAGTTTGCTCCTTTCTTATAACGTAGCTTATTACGATTAAAAACTACCAAGTAATCTTCCTTGCCAAATCTAGCTCCTTCAACTTTCATTGCGTCGTAACCTTTCTTACTAAGATAACCAGTTACTTGAGTTGCTTTCTTTGGTTTCTTTTTAGTTTCTTTATAATATAAATCGTGTCCTTCACGTTCTGTAATAACTTTAGAATCTTTTGTCATAAATCCTGATATAGTAGATTTGCCTCGTGCGTGTTCATTAGCAGTTTCTTTACTTGATGTCATGTACAATCCATTTCCTCTGCTGTGTCTGTTAGCTCTATAACTTGAATCTGGTAACAGGTCTTGCGGGTTATCGGTTTTTCCGCCTCTGTAATAAACATCATGTTCTTCTGCTTGTCTATCAAACTCTTCTTCGGCTAGCATTTGTGCCATTCCTATAACATTGGTATAAGAAGCCTTCTTTACAGGTTTCTCAGTTTGTTCAGTATCATATTTCTCATATATGGGGATATGAACACCAAATCTTGTTATCCATCCTTTAATTTTTCTACTAACTGCGTTTGCCATAGTTAACTCCTACAACTAACCACTCTACCATGTTTATTATACACTATTTCTTACCGTTGTTAAACTGATATTGACTTAATTCCCATTCCAAGTTCCTTATCACGTCTGGTTCGTTCCAGAAGCTTGCTCTTCTGTCTAGTGTCTGGAATTTAACTGCGTTTATCGTGCTACCACCTAGCAAATAATCTACATGGTCTACCAAGTTTGGACTCACATTTCGCATTCTTAGGTTTGGATACTGTTCTTTGATAAAATACATAAAGAATGCATCTATAAATTTATTTGCTTCTACCATATGCTGCCATTTTTGCTGCTTAATTGCGTAGTTATAAAACCAGTGTAAAAAGTCGTGTATTAAAATATTTGGAATTCTCATGCAAGGAAAACTATACCACATTTTATCGGGTTTTACCACACCTGGTACTTTTTGCTTACAGTAATTACTACAAAATCCATTTACCAGTCCATCGTCGTACTGCTTTGTTCTTTCTGCGAAGTGTTTGCTTAATACAACATCGTCCTGCAAATGCCATGTTCCATAGGTGTCTTTTGGTATTTGTGAAAATGATTTTAGGTAGAACTTTAATGTGCCCATTCTTTCAGCATCGTTGTCTACTATTATATCCTTTGCATTTATACCTTGTTTCTTCATGCTTGGTACTAAGAAATCCTCTACATACCATAATCTGTCTGGGCAAGTGTGTATCACATATTTCATATTAGTCTCCTCCCATTATTATTTCTTCTAGTTTGTTCACCGTTTTCATTATGCACTCTAATTTTCTCACTGCTTCTTCTGTATGGCTATCTATGTCCACAGTGTAATCGTTGATCACTGTGTAATCCTGATTGATAATATTAAGTGGTGTTGCTCTAATCACTTGCCATAATTCCCACGAAATCGCTGAACGTTTAAAGCAGTGTTCCTTGTCATACCTTTTCGTCCGTTCCACACATTCAAAAAATCTCTTAGTGTTAACTACCTTAAATGCAAATGGCTCTCTGCCCTTCTTAATGTATAAGAGACTTAATGGATAAGCACTTGCGAAGTATTCAATATCGTCTGTCTCACATTCCACAATAGTTTTAATTGCGGTTGGTGAATAAAATACATCACCGTAGATATAACATACTGGCGTTGACATTGGATAAAAAGCATTTAGCCAGTGGTACCCTGGTTTACCACAAGAAGGATTGTCGTGTTCTAAAACTGGCACTTCTAAATGTTGGTAATATTGTGTGGGTCCACTAATAGCTATATCTTCTACTCCATTCTCTCTAAGCAATCTTATTGTCCTTGCTACAACCGTCTCTCCACATATTTCTGTTAATGGTATCGGAGGGTCTTTTGCAAAGGCACTTCCTCCACACATGATTATATATTTCATTATGCGTTTCCTTTCCTCTTCCAATAGTCTTCAAGTGCATATCTAGTTGCATCAATTTGATGATTATTTTCATCTGGATATTTGCTTATAAAGTTGCCATCCTTGTCCTGTTCATATTCATATTCTGTAAATTCTTTCCATGTTTCCGGGCATGCTTTTCTGTCTATGTATATGTGATTAAGTCCTTGGAACCATCTCATTGAATACCTTACGCTGTCAGGACCTTTGTCTGCCCCTCGTACAAAGCTACCAAATGCTTTAAAGTCTGCTATACTCTTAGGCTCTGCGCTATCACACGTTAGCAGTTCGTCTTTTCTAAGCAGTTTGTTTTCTTCATACAAATAATCAAATATTTCCTTGTTACGTTTATGCTGAAGTCTTGCTTCTTTGAATATGTACACATCATGATGATTTCTATCATAGTGTATTTTATTAAATGCTGTAGGATCTTTTGCAAAACCCCAGTCAAGTCCATTGTGTATGTTATCAAAAGTATCTATCAATGGTGTTGTGTACATAACATTGCCTTGCGCATCTAGTACATCGTGTGGCTGTGTCATATCCAATTCGTAAACATTAGGAAATACATCTCCACCTGTTCCAATAGGCACTCCCATGTATTCATGTTCGTATGCCCTTGGGTTCTTACGTTTCAAGTCTTCTGCTTCGTATAAGAACTCTTCGCCTAGCCACTCTCTTGGTATCATCGTGTAGTTAGTTCTAAATACTATACTTCTGTTCTTATCACTTTTAAACTCTTCCTCGTCCGCAAATTCGTTTGCCCAATTATTCTTACTTATTGGTGGGTTGAAGCTTCTGAAATCCCAATACTTATCTCCACCACGCTTTGTGGACTGTGTTACTTTACGTAGCTCTTCCGGTCCACTAAATTGGTCTAACTCCTCGAACCATGTAATACCAATGTATCCAAATGGTATCTTAATTGACTTTACTTTCATAGGATCATCAAGTCCCATGAATATTATCTGCTGTCCTGTGGGTTTGTATGTGATTGGTGTTGAGTAGTTTTTTGGTATATGGAAAAACTCTTCTAGTCCTAATTTGTATATTGCCCACACCACCTGCGCGAATATGCTTTTTTGTATCGTGTTACCAACTTTTCTAAAGCATACTGCGTGTATATTTGGATACTGTATTATTAGCAAAGGAATACACTCACTGATGAAGGAGGACTTGATACTTCCTCGTCCTCCTGGTAATGTGTACATGCTATGCTTATGCCTCATTACATCTACGAATAGTGGTTTGTACACCTTTGCTATAACATCTGCCATATTGATATTCACTTTTGGTTGAACATTAGTTCCTATCATGCTTTTAATTTACTCCATGTTTTTTGCCCTACAATGCCATCTACCACTAATCCATTTTTCTCTTGGTAGTTTCTTACTATGTAATCAGTCTCTCCCCCGAACTGTCCATCTAAGCCTAGCTTATAGCCTTTTGCTTTTAACAGTGTTTGAAGTAAATACACTCCTCCTCCGTCGCTACCTTTCTTTACAGTTCTAAGTTTAACCGGTGCATAGTTTTTCAGCACTTCGTAATCCCACATCCACAACTTATTATTCTTTACTGACTTAATAAGTGTCTGTGCGTAATCCGGTGCTGTTGCATATCCATCTTTCTTTACATTTGTGCATGCTTCTTCGTAGTCCTGACAGTTCCTAAGGTTCTCATAACGTGCCATTCTGTTAAACATTGCACTGTGGTCATTTACTGATTCCTGCCAGCTTGGATACTTTCTGAAGTTTTGGTAAACTCTTGTCTTCACGCCATTGTAATATTCTGTTGTTAGCATTGATACTGATTGCTTATTGTAGCTTCCTTTAATACCAAACAAGTTATTTGCTTTCGTTGTCAGCCCACTGTTGCCTCTGTTACTTTCTATCAATGCTTGTGCTGCTGTCAACGACGCCAATATGCCTGACTGTTTCATGTCGTTTATTGCGTACTGTTTAAATTTTTCTAAGAACGTTTGCGTTGTGTATGCCATTTGCTATGTCCTCCAATATCATCTTATCCGCCGGTAGCCATTTCACATTGTCCAATTCATTTAAACTTAGCCATCTGCTTTCCAATGCTTCTACCAATTTAATGTTTCCTTGTAAGATAGTTGCGTAATAACACTTCATAGATAAATGAAAGTCTTCGTAATCATATTCAACTGTCTTTATGAGTCTACCAACTTTCACTGTTACATCTAATTCTTCTTTCATTTCACGCATAAGTGCTTGCTGTGGTGTTTCATTTTTCTCTATTTTGCCACCAGGAAACTCCCACCAACCTTTATATTTGCCATAACCTCTTGATGCGGCAAACACTTTATTTTTATCAACTATCACTGCTGCTACTACGTTCAAATCTCTCCTAACTGCTTAATCAGCTGTACAACTTTATCATATCCGACTGTGCTACCTAAAAATGATAAAAACATAAGTGCTAATGCTGTAATGATAACCTGAGCATTTACTGCTGTTCCTGTGTAGATTACATATCCGATTGCACTAATTGCTGTTAATGCTACCGCTGTTACTGCTGCCAATACATTTGAGCTATAAGTCATGCCTTTCTCGTCTAACAGCTTCTTAATTGCCTGTACTGTTAATGATGTTAATACTGAAATAATTGCTAATGCTGATACTAAAAATTGTCCGTTCATTCTTCTTCCTCCTCTTCTACATTAGGTAATTCAAACCCAATTACATTTGTTGATATAGGTTCCGATACATCTTCCATCTCTTTTCTTAGCTTTGCTATTTCTACATTGTGCTTGCTTACATTCAATGTTGAGTATCCGTTAATGATTTCCAAAGCGGTTACTATAACGCTCTCAAGTTGCTGAAGTATAGGAATTATAATCTCTACACTTAATACTCCAATAAGAATTCCTACCAACATTCCTTTGTAATATAATTCCATAGGCAACTCCTCCTTTATTCTTCGCCGTCTCCAATGTCATATTTCTTTATCTTTACCACATTTTCAAATCCGGCTTTTACTGCGTAACTTACCACCGTTACTTTAAATATATCACTCATATTATCTAATAGAAACTGTATTGCTGTACTGTCTGGATTTATTATTAAAAATATAAGCGTATATATTAAAGTCATGAAAAAGGCAATAGCTACTAATACAACAATCTTTTTGCTGAATTCCCATAGCCATTGCTTTTTGGTAGTTTTATTTTTGGTAGAATTATTTCTGTTTTTGGTGTTTTGCCTAGGGTCTAAATCAACACTTTTCCCCGTCGTTGCCACATTCTGCATTTTCCCCATCATTATCATTTTCCTCCATACCACTCCAATCTAATGATATAGTAACTGTTGCTTGTGACTTGCCTTCCAGCTTATTAGGTATGTCTACAAGTCGTTTTGCCAGTTCGTTGCCAGCTTTAATACGTTCTGATAACGGTGCGTCCAACTCAAACTGATCCTTTACTTCCCCACGCATTACTTTGGTGTAAAACTCCATTACTTCTTCTGCTGTGGCGATACTATTTTTCTTGAATTGCTCGAGTTGGTAGGTTATTTCCTCAGCGATGTAAGGTTTTGTCAAAAGCTCCTGTGCATACTGTCTAGGACTCTTACACTTATATCCTGCCTGTATAACACTCTGCATTCCATTACCAGTTTCAACATATAATTGAATGAATTTTGCTTCTAATGGAGTTAAATTATGTCCTGTATTTGTTTTAGTTCTTATTCTATTTCTATATTCATGTCTTGCAGGTTTATTTGTTTCTAATATAGAATTAGATTTTTTCTTTTTATTTGTATTCTTTTTATTATATTTTCTTTTTGGAGTATTGTTATTTTCCTTGTCCTCCCCGCCGATTTTTTTCATATCAATTCTCCTTTATACTTTCTCTTATTTTATTCCACGTTTCATTATTTGTTGGAAGTGGAATGTTGTTTAATTGATACCAATAATCTCTTAAGAATAGTACTATTTGTATTTGTGATGTACTATGGAATAGTTCTATATATTTTTTCTTCCTTGCTTTGCCGCGAATTGCTTTTTTAATTGTGTATACAGTAATTGTTCTATCCTGTTCCTCACTATAGAACTCTGATGTGTTGTATACCAATTTGTCTGTTACTTTGTTGTTTATGGCAATTTTTAATCTGCGTATCATTGTAGAATTACTATTCATCTATAGTACCTATTCCCCTCCACTGTTTTTATGTAATGTAAATTCTTTTCATGCCAGCTGTTTTTACTGCCTCTATCTGAACGCCAATACAGTGCCCCCTCTGTTTCGTCCCAACCATTCTTTATCATTTCCATTGCTGTATATGTCTCGTCTACCAATTCTACTCTCTTATATATTCCCTTGCTATATACTTCAAATTGGTTCTTTGCTGTTATTACTTCAGTTACATTGTCACCAAAATGTGTACCTACTCTATTAAGTATTGTACGCATTGCCCATAACTGTCCTTTTAATGATGTTCCACTCTCTGCCCGAGCCACTTGCATCAATAGTGTCTCTTCCTGCTGTGTTAGCTGTACCTGTTCTATATCTGTGTCTTCTATAACATCTATTATATCCTGTGTTAATTCTTGTATTTCTAATGTATTTAATTCTGGTATATTTGTTTCAATTACTTCTTCCTCTCCTGCCTTCACCACGCTAGTCGTAAGTAACATCGGACACATTAACAATACCCCAATTCCTATCGATATTACTTTCCTCATATTGCTTCCCTTCTGAATAATTATATTATATGTTATTTGCTTATATTAAACAACTTCATATAATGTTTCTTAGTTTGTAGTTTCTTCAAGCATACTGCTCCATAACCTATTTTCTTTGCCTGTTCATTTTTTAATTTTCTACCACATCTTAAACAATATGCGTATTCTTTAGATTCTTCTGTCATGTAGTACCTCACATTTCAATTCGCGCTCACTCTGCCCCGAATCTGCAACTCTTAAAACTGTTCCACACTCACTATCGTTGCATACATATACCACATCACTATCTGTATATATTTTTCTTAAAGCTCCAGAACAGTTAGGACATATCAACACATCATCTTGAACCATAGTGCCCATTGTATTTCCCTCCACGCTTCTTTAACTTCTTTAACGCATTATGCTGCTTGCCCTTCCACATTAAGTTCTCGAATTCTTTTGCGTCTATTATCTCCTGCTTAATTGCGTCATGCTTCTGCTTCCAATCTATATAAGCTAAGCATTTACCGTGGCAACCTATGTACCTGTCTTTGCATACCTTGCATGGGGTCTCACCTGAATTGTTTGATAGTTTTAATCCTTTTCCATTATTCATCCTAGTATCCTCGCTAACACATAATCCAATACATACCTCTCTTCTATAGTTCCTATCTTCACGCCGTGTACGACGTTACTTAATAATTTTAACATATTTTGCAATTCTGTGTTTGTATATGTATTCAGATGCTTCTTAGCATTCATTATCTGCCATCCAGTTAACCCAGTAGACTTAGTTATATTAGTATTTTTACACGTCTGCACCTGTAAGATTGCTTTGGCATTATTAAATAGCACAGTTAATATAGCAAAGCTTGATTCATTTATTGCTTTACATTGCTCTAATAAATCGAATGTGAGTTTTGTCTTTCTATCTAGTATTGCATCTACCAAATCAAATATGGCATCTTTTGGTGGAGTATATATAGTTCCATCTGCCAGCAATGATTTAAAATCTAAATCCCACAACTCGGCTTCTTCATGGGTTTTGGATACGCCTGCATCATAATGCTTTATCTTATCTATCTCTAACAATATGCGTCCATAATTGCCTTCACATACTTCTATCAACTTGTCACAATTATTATCACTTAGTGTTATTTCCTTCTTTATATATTTCTTTAAATCTACGGGATTTAAGGGATTAAATTCTATTATGCTGTCTTTATATGTAGAAGCAAATTTAGTACGCTTATCCAGTTTGGTAATAAGCAAAATCAATATATTATTGCCGAGTAACTGCTGTAACTTATCTAGGCATTTAAAATCTGTTAGTATCTTATTGTCGTCTCGTACCAGATACAAATAGTTATGAGATGTTATGAACTTCTTATTGCCTAATTTAGGTAGAACTTCATACACTGTATCTATATATCTTTTTTCCAGCTTATATCGCTTTACTATTTGATCTATATATATCTTTTGTGCTGCCCATTCCTCACCAGTGAATGCTAAGAAGTTAGGCACCTCGTTCTTCTGTATAAGTTGCTTCAGCGTTGCCTGTTCCATGTTAACTCCTTATATCAAATATCCAATTCGTAAGTATCATATTTTTATTTGCACCTTTTACCTTCATATTGGCAAGTGCTTTGCCGGTAGGTGAAACCATAAATATATAATCTATTGCAAGTGATTTGTCTGTCTCATGTATAGCATTTTTTACGCATCCTTTTATGAACAACTTAAGAAATAGACATACATCATAGCCTTTGCCTTCCTCCTTAATATCTAGCTCGTTTAGTATCTTCAAAGCATTTGCTGTGGATACTGTAGTTATATTATTTACCACCTTATATGCGAAGTTCACCAATTCACAGCCATTATTGGATTTGAAGGTATTTACTTCTCCAGGTGTCTCGCATAATGTAGTTGCCGCTTCAACATCATCGGGATCTAAACCTAATCCTAGTGCATATTCTTCTATTTCTTCCATTGAATATTTATCCATCCACAATGTAAAAGCCCTACTCTTAATAGTAGGTAGTATGCTATCTACATCTATAGCTGTCATTATGAAATATGCTTTATTTGGTGGCTCTTCTGTTACCTTTAGTATGGCATTCTGTGCCGCCTGAGACATATTATCAATATCTGGAACTATATATACCATCGGTGTTTTTTGTTTGTAAGAATTATCTAGCATAGTTCTTATAGTCTCTATCTTAACGTCCGGTAGCATATAGGAATTGCACGTGTTCCCAGATTCTGCTTTCTCACGTTCATTCATGTAGCGTGCTACATCTTGTGCCAATGTTTTTCTACCACTTCCACTATCACCAACAAGTAATAAAAACCTGGGAACACAATGCTTATTCGCCATCTCGTATATAAAACTTCTAATATATTTCTGTCCTATCATTATTTATCCTTTCAACCTTTGCTTGCAAGTATTGTCATAACGCATATGAGTATAATTGCGATTAGAATTGGCATCCATAATGGAGCCAATACCCATTTCCAGCTCCAATCTATAATTCTTAAAAGTTTTAATGCTATGAATAATAGTGTTAACATTCCACAGAATCCTAACCCATTGCTTGGATGTGTATCTTTCATTTAATCGTCCTCCCCTATACTAAGCACTGCTGCTGTAACACAAATTATTATAAATACGAGACCACCTACCTCAAAAGGGCTAATTTTTGATAATATTGATAATAAAGCATTCATATATAGTACCTCCTTAATATGGTGATGCTGATATTGTTAATACTGCGTCTACTCTACGTACCGGTGTCTCTTCTGGTAACTCCACAATCTTGCTGTTAAAGAAATCCAACACCTTAACGTTTGCCGATATCTCTTCCTCTTTGAGTTTCATATACACAATATCAGGCTGTGTTCTAACCTCAAATGTCTCACCGGGTTTAAGATCTTTAAGTGCTTTGGTATACTTTTCTGCTTCTCTTACAATAATCATTTGCTCTCTTCCTCCATCTGTTTTAATATTGTTGTTAACTCTCGCATTAATTTTATAAATAAATTTTCCAATCTCTGGTATCTGTATAGCAAATACAATTCACCAAATGCTAATATTATTATTGCTATCTCCATATCATTCCTCCATGGTAAACAATAACAGTTCTGCTTCCAAATCATACTTTGCAGTCTGCGACCATTTTATTGAAGCATTGAGTTTAACCAAAATCCTAAGTAATTCAAAACAAGTATCATAGGACTCTGTGTTATCAATGTCATTCAGCCATTCTTTATTGCTATCTGTACCGGGTAACTGTGTATATTTGAAGTCCTTTGTTAATTTAAACTTCTGTATATCTAATAGGAATTGCACATATAGTGCCAGGAACTGTTTGATGTCTTTTCCTTCTGCGTGTATACCATCAATAATTTTAAGAACTTCCTCGCTATTATAATGTAATACCGCATCTGTTAGTTTCATCATGATATCATAATCAACAGTACCTAGTGCTTTCACTACGTTTTCAAGTGTTAACTGATTACTATAGGATAAGCACTTGTCCATCATAGTTATGGCGTCCCTCATCCCTCCGTCTGCTATCTTTGCTATATAGTGTAATGCGCTCTGAGTAGCATAATTGCTATCAGGCAACTTTCCATTATCTGAATATCGAGCAATACCTTCGTTATCACATATCCACTTTAATCTCTGAACTATACCAAATTGAGATATACGTTTAAAGTCGTATCTCTGTACTCTACTAAGTATTGTCTTTGGTATCTTTTGTGGGTCTGTAGTACAAAATATAAATAGGCTCTTTGCCGGAGGCTCTTCAATTAGTTTTAGAAATGCCTGCCATCCTGTATTACTAATAGCATGACATTCGTCAATGATGAAAATCTTATATTCACTGTCCATTGACTTGAGTTTTGCCTGCTGTGTAATGTTTCTTACATCATCAACACCGCTATTGCTTGCCGCATCCATCTCTATTGGATTGCCTTTGCCTTTATTTATTTCGTTTGCAAATATACGTGCGCAAGTTGTCTTACCTGTTCCGGCACCTCCACAAAATAGATATGCGTTCTTTATAGTGCCAGTATCTAGTTGCTCCTGAAGTATAATCTTAATGCTTTCCTGCTCAGTTACCTCATCCCATGTCTGGGGTCTGTACTTAATTGCTAATGTTTTCATGTTATCTCCTTTTCAATACTCCCTGCCTTCACAAGTCATATAAAATATAGGGTACCTCCTTTCTTTGGAATACACTATACCAGGCAGGGAGTTTATATTCAAACAATGCGGGGGCATTGCTGAATACTATTTTGCTAAATGATTCGCTAATGCACTAAGTGCTATTAAACTTATAAAAAATGCAAATACTTCTAACATTGTTATCTCCTCCCTCTAAGAAATATCATGTTCTTCCTCTATGCCATCCTTTACTCTCATATTGTGATAACTGTGATAATTTGATTCGTGTATTCTGGTCTCCATTAGTTATCCAAATGAATATGTCTTTATTTTCTTTTAGTGCCCTCTCTGTACGTTCTTCTATCTGCCTACGCTTTATGTTATCTGCATGCTCCCTATAATATCTTGCATGCTGCTCTTTGTGAGTATTATTATATTTACGCTGATATTCCAGCTTTCTCTCGTAATACTCCTCTGGTGTTAACTTGTGTTTTTCTTTACCCTTTACCTTTGCCGGTCCATGCGAGCTTATGCAATCTTCATATGGGCAAGTCAGGCAATCGGTATGCTTACATTTGCGTGCCACTTTCACTATCCTCCTTTTCTAGTGCTTCTTTCATTCTTATAAATGTTTTTTCATCAACTATGTAATAGTTGCTTCCGGTACCAAAATCAAATGCTAATGCGTTGTAATCTTTGTTCATTGCAAATGCTTCTTCTCTGTTCTTAGTTAGCCATTCAAGCTTAATGCTAAAAGATTTCTTTTGCGTAGTGCATGTCTTACATTCAATTAGCCATTGTTCTGTACGAACATCACCTTTACTGAACATAGGCGCACCACTATTCGCTACCACCTTCCCTTTCAGTGTCTTTGCTACCTGTTTCTCTTGCCTCTTCGAATAGAACCTCGTTGGTCTTCTCATTGCCTAACTCCTTATGAATCTGTGATAATCTAATTGCTGAAATTGTTCTCATTGCTTCCTCTTCCTTTACCTGTGTTAACTTTGACTCACACAATGGACATTGCATATGAATAGAGGTATCAACTATGATGCCACATTTGCTACAATGCACCCATCTACCATTATTTAATACGCTCATATAGGAATCTCCTTCTCATTGTGGTGTGCCTTCTTATCAATAATATTATACTAAATTATTATACATTTTACAACTATTTTATTTGTGGTAATATTCAGGTAAATGTTGCCATGCTATAACAATATCCGTATCCTGTATACCATTCCACCCAGGTACATCTAGTTCTGTATCCTGTATAGATGTAAAGTGTGCTATTGTAACGTCGAAATTATCTAAAGTTACCAAATATCGTCCACTCTGATCCGGGAGTCTTGTTCTTACGGATACCCAATTATCATGCTCAGTAGCTATAACGAATAATGCTATAATAGCTGTTAATATCATTACTACCACAATTATTGAAAATATATCCATTAGTTATGCTCCTCCATATTCCTAAGTATGCTGTTTGCTAGAGATACTATACAACATGATACACTATTAAATGGACAGTATTCACATCCAAGATCTTTGCAATCAATCTCTGCTATAACATTAAGTGCTGTCTTTTCCTCTGGAGTTAGGGTTGCCCTCATTATATTCTCAATCTTCATTAGAATCCTCCACTTCTATCACCAACGTATACTCTTTATACACGCATCTATTAAATCTTCCACTTCCTCTAATAATATTACTGGTTTTGTTGTGGGTAATGCCAATGCCCGTATCTCTTCTCTTAAGTCTTCCATAATTTCTTCAAACTTCTCTTTTGTTATATTATTTTCCATTTGCATCACCTCCTGAAACAAGTTTGCTCATAATTACTGAAATCATATGCTGTTTGCCCTTCAAGAATCCTTCCGTAAATCCATTCATATAGCAATCGTGCATCTTCTTGTTCAAGTTGTTCTCACATTCACATAAATAGTCATAACCTTTAATACACACATTATAGGCTTCCAAAGCATCTCTTGCTAATTGTAATGCCCTTTGCTGTACAACACTCTCAGGTTTCATTCTCTCTATAACTGCGATTGCTTCTAATCTTTCTGCTTCACCGTTTCTTTCTACAACATTTGCCATTTTATAACCTCCTTAAAAACATACCAATATATCTGCCCACATTACTATCGCCCACACTATCAAACAGATCCATATTACCAGTACCCAATGATATCTCAATGCGAATAACTGAAAAAATGTTATTGGGCTTTCAAATAATGAGTTCACCTGCTTTAATATCTTTAAAGTATCTAAGATTGCCATTGTTGTGCAGATTATCAATCCAATAAATAATATAATTATTGCTACGAACATTACTTCAAATTCCATGCACTGCCTCCTTCATTTGATTCCTTAATATTTCTCTTAACATAGGGCATCTGCCCATTCTTACAACACTTGCACAGGGTGCCGCTACTCCACAACATACCTCATTGAAGTTTTCATGCTTCCAGCAGCACTCTTCAATTTTCGCATCAATCATCTCCTGTGTTAATCTCGAACTCATCACCTGGCTCCTCTCCATACTCTGAATCTTCAACTGATTGTTTCTGCAATTCAGCTTGAACACACCTGTATCCTCGCTGTATGCTGTCCCATTGATACAATGGACATTCATTTTCATAGCAATCTGGGTAGTCTTCTATCACATCTGATACTGCAATTACCTGATCATCTACGTTGGTATATTCAGTATGTGTACATACTCTAAATGGACATTTCATTTATTACCCTCCTTATCTAATCTATGAACTTCTACCTTGCCTATTCCGGCACACATCTGACAAATCTGTACCTCTCCAGTGATATAACTAAAATGTGTTCCTTGTCCATGACACTGTGGACATTCTAGATACATAGGTTTCTCTATTTTTGGCATTGGTGGGATAGTAGGTTGCTCGGGGCAAAGCCTGCTGTGAAACTTATCTTCTCCTGTGTATTTACGAATAATATCACAACACACCTCAACAGCTCCATCCCATGCTTTATCAAAAGCACTTTGCGTCTTTACTTTTTCTATCTCCTTAGTCATTTCGTCTGCTGAACGTAGAGGACAATTATCGGCTCGTTTCTCATATTGTTCATCAATATCAAAATCTTTCCACTTAGAAGGTATTATTTTTCTGCAATGCCCTTCATAATAATTCCAAAATATGCAATCATTACAGCATTTTGGCATATCCATATTAGTTATTATTACTGCCATCTGTATCACCTCTCAATTCCGAAGCACTTAACGGACAAAGTAAAAATGCTCCAAATCCATAATCACTTTCATCCATCTGAGCATCAAGTTTAGTACATACATGAGTATAATCATCTACTGATAAATCCCACATCTTATGAAATTCACAGTCTACAGGGCAATCAATCGAAAATCGTATTGCCATCTGTATCACCTCTCAATCCACTAGCCCTAGCGCATAAAT